TCATGTTTTTAGTCTCCTTAAATTTTATTTACAATAGGAGACATCCGCGGCTGTCATCCCAAATTGTAGCGATTTTTAATCACCCAATTATGGGGAAGTTATTTTATCCCTAAAATTTTTTGCAAAATTTCTTCGGGAGAAAAATTCTTTTCTTTAAATATATTTTGCTGGACTTGGTGTAGCTGTTCTGTATCACCATGTTTGTATAAATCCAGTGCATTTTTTAATGTTGGATTGTTTCCAGCAAATTTACTCATATCGTTCATCATGTTATCAACACTTCCGAACCTCTGAGAAATCATTTTTTCAACTTGCTTTTTCATCATGGCATTTGGATTGAAATTCATCTCTGTTTACCTCCATTCTGCTTAGGTTCCGATGTTCCCGATAATTGTGTCGGGAACATGTTCTTTATTTCTGAAATCTCAGAACAAACATCATTCCGAAGCTGATTAAACATTGCTTCAATGTCAATTGGTTTTTCTTCTGCTTTTGGTTGCCGTTGTTCGTCTGGATTCATAATCCGGTAAACAAAAATTCTGCTTCTGCCATCTGCCTGTAATTGCTTTTTATATATTTCTGTACCATCAGTTTTTGGATAATAAACAGGGTTTCCAGACATATCTACGTCTTTCGCCTTTACAGTATCAATACCGTCGACCATCTGCCCTTGTAGCATGGGGATTTGTGGCATTTGCTGTATTGGTTGCTGAATCTGCGCCTGTCCGTATGGCATTGCCTGCTGATAACTATTCTGCAATTGTGCTAATCTATCTTGATACGGTTGTATTTGTTGAAAAGGTTGCGCAAAATACGGATTACCATACTGCATATCTCAAACCTCCCTTGTTTTTATAACTATATTTTACAATAATAAGGGATTGATTAACACGCCATGATAACGCCATAAATACGCCACATATACGCCATTTTCTATGAATACAAAGAAAAGCCCCGACAATACATCGAGGCAACTTTCATAATTTTCTTCTTTAATTTTCTGTTTATGCGGTCTACGGTTCTTGGGCTGTAGCCCATGATTTCTGAAGCTTCTGCAAGTGTTTTTTCTTCGTAAACACGCAATCGGAATAACTCTTTTTCTCTGGAATCAAATCCAGCTTCACGCAAATAGAAGATTCTTTCATCTTCCGAAAAGTCTTTATAATCATCCATTCCACCGTCCTCCCTGTTAGTGGAATCAATATTTACACCGGGAAAATGCCTTTAAGGGCAAACCCTAAAACAATACCAATTATGCCAGTTATAACATAAGCAATAATTTTGTCCTGCAATTTTCCTGGCTTTTCCATGAGTGATTTTAAATTGTCGTTCATCTCGTCAACTGTATCTTTAATGTGTCCCAGATCATTGTTGTATAAAGCAATTTTCTGTTCCAGCGCATTAATACGCTCAAAAAAAACTCCATCCCTTTTGGAATGCTTTTCTTTCATCTCATGGACGGCATTTTCCAATTCTTTCAAGCGGTGTTCGTTGATACACTCGTGTTCACATCCCATCGCTATTCCTTTCCATCACTCCCATTTTTTAAGATATTGCTTCTACCCACCTAATTTGAAGCACCCCTGCGATACGTGGGAGGATTGACGTATCACGCACACACCATCTTAGAATCCGATAAATGGAAAAACACCATGATTTACATAGATTTCAGTTTCAGAATTCCAATTTCTATTTACAGAAGATTCGGAATGTGATCCTTGAAACTCAGCTCCCTGTTTCACCAAGAAGAAGAGAGCTAAATCAAATATGCAATCATAGCAATTTTCCATATCGGAATTTATTTTCTCATCACTGTAGGATGAAGGATAATTCCTTTTCTTCTTAAATGAACGAATAGCCCTCTTTACCGAAAGAGGAATCATCCTCGCAGTTTCTGCATCATCTTCAAGATAATTTGTCAAATCCTCTATAAGCTGTTCGTCCACTTAATCACCTACCTTTGCTGAGATAAAATCTCTGATATTATTCCAGCCTTATTAGTTGCTGTCAGGGCATAGCCGTTATCACTTGCAAGTTGTCTTAACTGAGATACAGTCATATTAGACAACTCGCTTTCTGTATACTTATGTGTTGATTCATCATAAGCACTTGCTACAGATGGTGACTGGCTGTTTTCATCGAGACTATGCCCGGTTATTCCCCCGCCTTGGTACCGATCACGATACCGCCGTTGGCTTTGGGTACAACCGGGACGAACATACCGGATGCTTTTGTCCATACTGCAACTGGGTCTGGTGTAGCCCACATGGAAAGAGTAACAAAGGAACGATTCTCTTCTTGGATAAACTGTCTGTATTCAAGCTCTTCTGGTGTTACGCCCCAAAGACCGGAACCAAAGGAACCATTTGCATTTGCTTCATACAGAGTAAACACATCTTCTTTGAAGTATCTTCCTGTTTTCAGAGTTCCGTCTGCTTTTCTGTAACGATATTTTTCATCACAGCGATCAATTGTAATTCCGTACTCCTGCATGAGAAGGTTCGCAAGCTCCTGTTTCGTCAGAAGACGCTTGTTTGCAGCTCCAAGAACTGCAGTCTGCATTGCAGTATTATTTCTCATGTAATTAATCATTTTGAGAGAAGTAAGAGCTTTGTTTACCACGAAACCATTGTCTTCTGCGACGGCAACCATCTTCTGGATATCACCCATGATATCTGCATCCGGTTTAGACCAGTCCGTCATTGTTACTTTTGCATCAGATGTAACGCCGTAATCAATGCTCATATCCACATGATTTTCCTTGATTTTTACAATACCAGTGGAAAGGAACTGGCCTTTCATTACATTTGCCCTTGCGACTACGCCCTCAAAAAGATTGGCTGCATCGTCAAATACAAATTTTTTAAGATTATTGTCATCTGGAACACCATTTTCAATCGCTTGCTGTAATCGCTCGGACTGATTGATTTTTCTCTTAATGAAAAGCTTCTCGGTCAGTACCTTTTCAAAACCAGGTCTGGAACCAATTTCTGCTTCGGTATCAAGTGCATGAACAAAAGCTACCTCTGGCAGTCTTTGTCCAGCCATAAGTCTGTAGTATTCAGCTTTCAAATACTGTGTTTTTGTATCCGGGAAAATGGTACCGAGGATACCAGGTCTTTTTACATCAAAGCTCTGGGAGAAATTAAGTCTCTCTTCCTCTGTGATTGTTTCTAATACATTAAATGGCATTTGTCATACCTCCTTAAAATACTGGGTCTTCTGTGACTACAAAAACAATTCCAGCTTTTTCAAGCTCTGTTTTTGCAGTAGTGTCAACTGTTACTGGAAGTCTCTTTTCGAGAACACGGCCTGCAACAATCACAGAAATTGGTCTCTTAGCATCATCTGTCATATCAACATCTTCAAATACAATGCCGATTGCACCTGTCGCATTTGTTGGATATACGGAACCTGCTTTAATAATTTTCTTATTTCCAACTGTTTCAGCATTTGTCTGGTCTGCTGTGTAGGTTTTAAGTACAAGTCCAACCTCAGATTCGAGAATATTTGGAGTGGACTCATACTGCTCTGTTTTCATAAAAGCCATTATTTATATCTCCTTTACTTAAATATTTACAGGGGCGTTATCGTCCGCTGATTTGGTTTCCTGGTTCATTTTTGCTGAGTAAGCTTTTGCAAATTCAGCAGCATCACTTTTCACTGTAGGTTTGCCGCCGCTACCGCCTCCTGGATTAGGAGTATTTTCCAATGCTTCTTTCTCCCAAGCTGCTTTTGCGGTATCAAGTGCTGTTTTATTTTCTGCGGAAATTCCATCAACAAAAGTCTGTGCTTCTTTAAGAGCATCATCCGCATTCATGTTGGAAAAAGCTTTGATCGCTCCGGTGTAAGCATCTCCTTTCATTCCTGCATTAGCAAAAATGGAAGTAATCTTTCCTACAAGGGCTTCTCTCTGGGACGTTGCAAGTGCAGATTCAAGGTCTGAAATTCTTTTTTCATTTGCCGCTTTTTCTTTCTGGCGTTCCAGTTCTGCTTTCTCGGATTCCGTCATGTTCTGCTGTTTGAGTTCTTCCAGCTCTTTTTCCAGTGCTTCTGCTTTTTCTGCATCCTCTTTCAGCTTCTGGGCTTTCGCTTTTTCTCTGGCCACATCAGAATTGGACTGATTCAGAAATGAAGTAATCTGCTCGTCAGTTGCTTCTGGAAAAATTTTTTTTACATCTTCTCTTGTCATTGAAATCTCCTTTCACCAGTACGCTTTTTAACGTTGTTCGCTCAACATAAGGTGTCTCCCATGTTCACGCTATCGGGGTGCATTTTATTTTTGTGTAATAAAAAAGAGACGATTTCTCGTCCCTAATTAACTGTATTGAATTGAGCAACGACAGTTCACAATTTCTTTGCTAAAAGCTCCGTGTGAAGTATCTTTTGGAAAAAGCATTAAACTGTCACCGACTGCAAACAACTCCTTGATTGGAATTGTCGTTCCACCAACTTCAAGATGTGTTCTGCGCTCTCTTTTATCTCCTATGTCTTTCCATGTTTTATATTTCTTGCCAGATTTAATTGCATCCGTGTATTCCTTGTAATTTAACGAAGTGTTGGCTTCACATTCAGAAATAAACATTGCCCTGTCTCTGGAAAGAAAATATTCTTCTTTAATGTGATCAAATGTGGATTGAACAACATCATGTGAGAATTGTCTAACATAATCTGTGATATAGTCATCAGCAGCAAAATATATAGCTGCTATCGCAAGGTATTGTTCGGATAACTCATCTTCTATATATTCCTGGTCAACTTCTTCATTTTCAATCATTGTTTCTATCAGTGACAAACAAAAAAGAATAACTTCTTCCATCTGTTTGGAAAAAGCTATTCTTAGTCTTTTTTGCTTATCGGAAATGGACATTTTATCGAAATATTCTTCGTACGGTTCACTTCTGCGGTTCTCTGATAAAACATTTAATTCATCAAACTGTAAGGCTTTATTCATTATCTATCACGCCTTTATTGATTGGATTCTGAAATTTTTTATCCAGTAATTGTTGAGCTTTCTGCACTTCTGCTTTTGGGTCTGCCAGTTCTGGATAAATTGTTCCGAGATAAGGAAGGCTCATTTCATAAACTTTCTGTGGATCACTAAATAGCCCACAAGTAATCAGTGCAATAAGCGGATGAATTTTATTTTTGAACAGATAATCAAGTGCCTGTGCTTTTACAAGCATATTGTCTGTCGGGTTTCTGGTTATCTTTACATCGAAATCTCGCGTTGAGATATTAACATCATTTGATGTACCACGGATAATATTCAGAATAATTCTAGCAGACTCCTTTTCAGCTTCCTTGGTGAATGCTTCTACCAATTTTGCATCTCTCTCTGCGAAGTCCCATCCATTACGAAGGTATACGGCATTTCCTGTATCCCCTCCGCTATTGCTTTGGCGGTTTGGCATTGCTTCCACAATCAGCATATTATTGTAGATATCATCCTTTGCAACCTGGCTCTCTGATTGATTCAGTTCAGCGGTCATCAGTTCAACATCCGACTGACAGCCATTTCCGGTATCTTTAACAGAAATAGCACCAAGTTTTACCATTTTCAAAAACTCGTTTTCGTCTACCTCGCAGTTCTTAAATTTCATAAAGGCTTGCACAAACTGTTCCACGCCATTTAATCTATCAGACTGATATTTATTAATTGCATCAAATAAGGTGATTGCAATTTCAACATCTGAAAGTCTATCGTGATTATTCGGGCATTCAACAATAGGAATCCCACCAAAACCGTTGATGCCATATTCGGTTACTTTTCCATTCGTGATTTTGAAAAACTGGTTCTTTGAATAACATAAGTAGTATTGTTGTTCATCTTCATCTTTTAAAATCTGCACGGAAAGCATTGGTTTCCCATTTCTCTGTGAGTATACAATGTAACAATCACCTGGATATGGAATGAAGATTCTAAACGGTGGTAAATCTCCGTTTTTTGTCCAGTCCTCTTCTTTCAGAATAGCCTTATAAGATGTTCCTGTTGCACTTTGGTATATTGCTCTCTGGATGTTTCTTGCATCTGCATTGGCTTCATCCAGATAATCATTCAGTAGGTCAACTTGCTCATTTATTTTTTTGTCTGCATTTTTCTTTTTACATACATATTGGATTGGTTCCCCGCAAATCTGTCCAGCTTTAAATTTTACAGTTTCAAATGCGTGATTTTCAACCACTCTGTTATTAACTTCTGGACGTACTATTTTATTTCGATACAATATCGGCTGATCGCCTTTCATGTACCGATACAAGTAATCAATCAATGTTCGATTTCTATTATGTATGCCAATTGTATCTGATACTACTTTTACTACATTTTGTGGAGTGATTCGGTCAACGCCTGTATAGGCTACTTTTCGCCCGAACTCACCTCGGCATAAATCTACAAAATTCATTGTATTTCTCAAAGCCGAACCATCCTTTCTGCAAAATAAAAAGCACTGGATATTTTAATCCAATGCTCTACTTTATATTTTACACATATTGGCGGTATCATTCAGTATATTTTGGTATCATCTTTCAAAACCTTTTATCTTTTTTACTTCTGCCAAAGCTTTTAAGTGTTTTTTCTTAATATGTATTTCAGAATATCCCATCTCGTCTGCGATACGAACCAATGATTTGTACTCAACATAGTGCTTAAATAGTATGTCATACAGTAGTGGGTCTTCAACCTGTTCTATGGTTCTGACTATTTCTTGTTTTTTTTGTAAAAATTCGGATATCATTTTGGAAATCTCTTCTCGCAGATCAAATATCTTTGCAATCATGTCTCCCATCGGATCACGTTTTACAGAAGTTTGTACCTTTTCTCCAACAGGAATTGCAGATACACTTGTGGAAAGAGAACTAAGCTGTTCTTCTTCAATAAGCTTGTTTTTGATTCTGTTATCATAATTTTCAATCTGGCGTAAATATTGAGTTGCAGTCATCATATTCTATCTCCTTCCCCACATAAAATTTTTAGTTGCTTTTACTTCTGCAAATCTTTTTCCAGCAAGTGTTATTGCAAGCTGTGTAACTCCATCTGCGGCGTCATCATGCTCATTATCGCCAATATATACAAAGGTCGTTAATTCATCCATAGCCTTTTGATACTGCTTGTCTTGATATTTCGGCGCCAAAAATATGAAATTCTGCTTAACATCCCCGGAATACTGATTTATTTTTTCTTTTTTTGCTTGTTTTGAAGGTGCTTTTGTACTGGTCGTGCTGCAAGCGTATTTATGTTCTTTCAACCGTTCATTTACATAATAGGCATACATATCTCCACCATTATTTGCTTCAAAATTGATGGATTGAATATTATTACCCATGATTCTTCCAACAACTAATGGCAATGTTCCTTCTTTTGGTGCCGTGCTGAAAATCCAGTCATAAATATACACATCTCCATTTTCGTATTCTGCGCCCACTGGCATTGATAAGCTATCGCCACCACCCCACGCAACATCGCAAGCAGAAACATTTTTAACAAATCCACCTTCTGGGAGAACGCCGTTATAATATCTTAATTCGTCAGCTGCAAACACAATTCCTTCACGTAAGAAGGGCTTTTGCTGATATTTGGCTTCCCATTCGTTAGCGTCTAACCTGGCTTTCATATCGACATAATATTTTGTTGAAAATCCAACGCCATACTCATAATCGAAATTGGATTCACCATCATCATTCAAAGCTGGAATTTTTCTAAACCGATACATTGGATTATCCCGATTTAGCTTCTCGATTTTTCCAAGAGGGTCATATAAATTCCATCTGGTTCCAACCATAAGTTCTCTTGCACCATCAATCTTACGGTCAACCATCTTGTTCAGATATTCTTGATATGTATTTTCCAATCGGGTAGGGCTTAATGAATGTTGCCTATCTCTTACAAGGTCATCCACGTACAAATACCCATCAGAAGAAATATCAACGGCACCTGTCCAAGTACCTTCAATACCACGGCAAGTCATTGTTGCAAATCGGTCTGGCTTGTCCAGGTTTATTTCAAAATCATCAGCACTCTGTTTTTGAAGTTTCGATTGCGGAAAAATTTCACTGTAGTTGTATTCCTGTGTATTAATGAGGTTAAGAAGTTCTCCATAGAATCCTTTTGCCAGTTTTCCAGAATGACCGCCCATGGCACTATGGCTATTCGGTCTTTTACCCATTATCCAAGACATAAAGAAAATACACATAGTAGATTTTCCAACACGGCTTGGAAGCGATAAACCATAAAACTCTATTTTTCTTTCTTCCAAATCCTGTAAGTCTTGGGCTACCACATGTAGTGTTTTTCTTCGTGGAATATAAAATTTCTTGCTGCCTGGTCTGTTTTTTTCCATATAAAGCAAGTAACTTTCAAATAAATGTGGTGCTTCCAATAACAAATACTGCCAGTAAATATCATCAAAATCACCACTGCCAGTTAATGCAGCACACTTCTCTGCTATGTTATGTGAGTATTGACTTACTTTCATAGCCATTTTCCGTGCTTCTTTGTTCTTATTGAAAGGAAGGTCAATATTCATATTTAAGAGCAAATCAAGGCAATCTTTTTGGTTCTGATAGATTGTCATGTCACTACTAATGATCTGATTCAGAACTGCCCGATACCATTCAAGCGAACCTTCTGTAATTTTTGACATAAAAATAGAGCCAGACCTCCTTTCTTTTCAGGATTTAGTCTGGCTCTCATGTGGCTCTCTTGACTGGTTTACTTATTTATTTCCGTAAAAATATTTTCAATTACTTTCCACTCTGCGAATACTGCCATAAACAGTAATGGTACTGGCGAAAATCCCCAATGATTTTCAATCATCATTTGAATTGTGCCTATCAAATAATCTGCTACCCACCTGAATATAATAAAATTAGTGATTATCCAACATATCTTTCTGATTTTATTCACACGTTCACCTCAATCCGGAATCCCTAAGTGCTTATAGGTAAATATGGATGTATACTTTTTCCCGCATTTGTAGCAAGTCTCTGTAATGGTGCAAGTCTTTTCTTTATCATTACATTTTGATTCTGTATCCGAACTTTTGAACTTGCATCCACCTGTCAAAATGCATTTAATCCGTTTTGTGTTCATTTGGCCATCTTCTTTCTTTCGAGATAGACTCATTCATATACATGCATTTCCATTCAGGAATTTCTTCTGATGATGAATAGGCTTCAGAAGATTTATTCCAGCGGACAACCATAATAGCATACTTGATTCGACCTATTTTATAATCTGGAAAGTATTTCTTGAGTTTTGAATAATAGAAGAACGATGTAATAAATGTTTTTATCTCCCTCATACATTCACCTCAAACTCTTTCTTACAGCTACTACCTTTACACTTCAATTTAAGATGCTGAATTTTTGTCTCTGGGCTAATCAGAAGTGCTTTCTTCTGGCAAAAAGGACAACAGGCGTATTTCGTTCCGTTGATATTCCTTATCAATGCCTGTCCATTCCACGGTTCGGGTGGGTTCATGTATTTAGAAAAATCTATCCCTTCGGATTCTAATGCTGACTTAATGCTCATTAATTTTCTCCCTCAATTGCTTTGGCAAATCATTAATGGAAAATGTTCCAAAAGTTCCGTAAACAATCTTTTTGTTTTGTGTGATTTCTATATTGTTCAACACTTCTTTTGATATTGGTTCAATATTTCCAATCTTTAAATCATCGCATACTAGATACTCTGAATGTAGTTTCTTTAGATATACGGCTTCATCACGCAATAAAGCTCCGTCAAGGTCATAATCTGCGTTTCCTGGTACCATTAATTTTCCTCCGTTTCGGAATACCGTGCATTTTACGGAAATTGTTCTGTTTTATTCGATCTGGAAAAGCAAAGAGCAAAGCATTTTCTTTAGTGAGTTTAAATTCGGTTTCAAATTCAAGTGATTTTCCTGCGAAGATAACAGAATTATTTTGTGTATCAAAAGTCTGTAATGCATAAGCAATTAAATCTCCTGGAAACTCTGGTATTCCCGATATGGATATTTCCTCATCTCCTATAAATAAACGCCTTAACTTGTCTTTCTCACCCATATCAGCACATTCCTTTGTTTTTCCTTAAATTAGCGTATCGGTCAACCAGAGTGTCAATGGTAGTCATCAGCTCATTAATTCTAATGCAATCATCCTGGTGGCGTTTTTCGTAATAAACATCCTTGAAAGAATCATTTTGTATATTCTCAACGCCCATATATGAAACTAAAGCTCTCTTAGTATCCATTTCATTTGCAAGAGCCATAATATGAGCATTGGCTGAATCAAGCTTATCTTTCAAATCCGATATTGTATTTTTCTTTTTCTCACACTCTTTGTACAGGCGAACAACTTCTTTCTTCAGCTGTTCTTCCGTCCAGTCTGCCATGTCTGCATATTTCATTCTCAATACCTCCGAACTATTGAACTGTGTGTAGAATAATTTTGTTTTTGCAATTTTCGCAGGAAACATAATTTCGCCAGTATTTTTTTCTTGCTTTATTTCTTTTTCATCGTAAATTAAAATAGCGCCGCATTTCTCACAGTTTGATAATTTTAAATTTCCTTCACTGATAATTCTAAGCATGTCCTAATTCCTCCCTTTTCTGCCTGTGTTTCATCTGACAGGCAATCATTTTAGCTACGTTTTCACGTTCCTGTTTTATGCCATGCCCCTGCCGGAACAATTCGCATTCAAGGATATTTCCGCATTTGGAACATTCGTCTTTTATTTCTTTACCGCATATCTCCATCTTCTTTTCTCTCCCAATATTCGCAACAACACTCTGGTTCCGTAAAGTCTGCACAGTGTTCGCTATCACCATTGAAGCAAACACATGTGAAGTTATCATGTTTTCTGCAATTCTTACAACATTTTTCTTTCATAAATTACCTCGATTTAGAAAAATCCAGTGTGCCAACTTGAACGGCATAAATCTCCCAACGAGAAACACTGGAACTTTAAGGGGGAAAATGCAACTTCTGGCAATGGCAATTTGCCAGATAGAAAATGGGTGGACTTGAACCACCGACCTCACTTTTGTTGTGCGCTCTTCCAACTGAGCTACATTTTCTAAAAACCAACAATAGCTATGCTAAAGTCAGATTTCCTATCTACACTTGGTAGATGGAATAGCAGGAGACGGATTCGAACCGCCGTTTCCATGGATATGAGCCATGTGAGATTCCGCTTCTCTATCCTGCTATGTACATGTTTGGAAGAACCATTTCAGCACGTTCACTTATTGACTACTAGAGGAAGTCACTATATCACCGATAAACAGTACGTATTCGGAACTCGGTTATACATTCCTACGCACTGCTCTGTGCTTTTCCTACCACCAAACTTTCAGTCTCCAAACAGTCGGAACGGATGGATTCGAACCATCAAGACCTAGTCTACGACCAGGTCGTTCCCAGTTACTTGCACATTCCGAATAACCCGGATTCCCGGGTTAGCAATAGGTTTATCGTGTTATGCTTTCCACTATCTACAAGTTTTAGTGCTGTAGATTCACTGGATATTTTTATGCGTCTTTGGACGGTATCTCTTGAAAACTCCTTTTATTAACGTGCGCTGCGTTAATGCTTTTAACTCCGAGATATACCAGCCGAGAAATCAGATCCATTTAAGCTACGCCGTATCGCACATAAATTTACCTAATCCACACGCTCAACTGGAAGTTTTTTCCACCCATATTACGGATGAATGGCATTTAGAAGAAATGGAAGCTCTGGGATTTGAACCCAGGACTTACGGCTTATGAGGCCGTTGCTCTTACCGCTGAACTAAGCTTCCTGAGATACCAGTTGGCAATACTGGTAACCAAACTGGCACTGTTACAGTTCTTAACCACCAACTATAACAAAGGTTTTCTGAAATACTCCTGATACTTCAGATACGCCTTCCGGGATATTTGAAGTCCCTTTAATCAGCCCCGTTGGGCTAGAAGGCTAGAGGTGTTTCTTATGAAAAAAAAGAACATTTTTGCAGCATATTAACTACTGCAAACTGGGCTAGTTGGATTTGAACCAACGAATTGTGGAGTCAAATTCCACGGCCTTACCACTTGGCGATAGCCCATTACCCCCTGGCGCACCATTAATCCAGGGGCGTGATATATAAAGTCCAGCACTTTTATCCTATAAAGATTGTTATTCGCTACTCTGGATGCATCGACTTTTCGCTTTCGTAGGCTTTTCCGAGCCTACATGGATTAAGTCGAAGTGGTGCTTTTATGAATTTAACCCTTTCGATTAACTCGATCGGGATAATTCCAATTGGAATTGGTAGATACATATGTCACCTCATGATCAAGAAAATATTCAGTGCAAACACAATTTCCATCAGAAAGTAAAAGAACGCTTGTAAAAGATTTATCTTTCTTTCATCCAGCATTGACAGAACACCAGCAATAACAATCACGAAAAACATAAGATTCGCAGCAATTCCGATTAGTTCAAGTGCGTTCATCTGATTTTTCCTCCCCTATCAGGAAATCCAAAATCTTTCCTGCAATCTCTTCTTCTGGCTCAAATGGCATTCCACAGTAATTGTAGGATTCTAAAGCCGATTTTAGGCTTGATTTGAAGCCATCGTAAATTTCTCCATGTTGTAGTAATTCGTGCCTTAAAACCAAAATTGCATCAGCAATTGATTGAGAAGTGACACTAATTTGTGCAAGGCAGTCTATCTCAATGTCTGGAACAGCCATCATTTCAAACTCAAATACCGGAATTTCATCTACTGCTGTATGAAAATTTATTGATCTTACTCTCGGAACTTCATTTCCATCAATGAAATATTTTGTGCCGAGCCAATCATAGGGGTTGGGGTTTGTGATCTTCACTATCGGCATCTTCGTACCCCTTTCTTCGAAATTTACAATACAAAAGAATGTGTTTTGCGATTTCTTCAAGCTCATATATGCTGTATCTTGGAACTACACATGGCTCACGTTTCAATAATGGGGATAATGGTGAAAATGGCTTTGGCGGCTCATATGTTATAGTCGCGTTAATAATCATGGGAGCTACATCTGTAGGAGATTGCAAAAGATTTTTGCCTTCTGAACCAATCACCTGTTTCCATTTTCCACCTACTTTCAAAAAGCATTCCCCGTATTTTTCCCTAACCGTCCCTTCTGGAGCGACGTCTTCTTTATCTTTGTAGAAGGTGTAATCTGTCACCCTTCTTCTACCTCCCCGAAATATTTCTTGTAAAGCTTATTGTTGTAATACCACAGATGTTGCATCACAAAAAATTTATCAATACATTTCAGACCATAATACATTACTCTGTACTCGGCGGTTCTGTCTCCGTTTTCATCAACACTATAACCAGCTAATTCAGATTTTGATTTTGCACCAAACCATCTACCATTCTTTGTAACAAACAAAGAAAGATTTCCATATTCACAAACATATGTGGCGGTTTGAGTATCATACAATCTTCCATCAGCTAATATTGCTTTTGCGTGAATTGGCTTCACCAGTTTCCGAATTGCCGGGGATTCCTGTCCGACATTTTCATAATCATGTCTGATTTCAGAAACACCTTTTTTATTTTTTGAGAAAAATTTAAGCACGTCTTTTCCTCCCGAAATATTCATCAACTGCCTGTCTCACAATATCCGATACGCTCCTGCCTGTTCGGTTCTTCTCTTCCAGGAGCCTTTTTTTCTGTTTTTCGGAAAATCGGATGCGGATGGATTCGGATTGTGGGTTTGGTTTCATAAGCATTTACCTCAACTTACAATTTCAATTGGATATCCTAAGTATGCTTCCAGCTCCGAAACAGTCAGTTTGCGTGGTTTCTTTATTTCAACATCAACACGCTGTATGATATTGTCTGTTGTCTTTGCGATTGCCTTTCCGGTATAACTTTCAAGCTCTTCGTTTGCATATACATTCAAATGTTCATATCCATATGCCCGGCACCATCTTGCAGCTGAATCAACAATTTTTCTTAGCTCTTCTTGCTCATCACCAAACAACTCCGAATATCTAACCGCCTTGTTGGGGTCGTTCAAACTTACTCCGCAAGAAGCCACAACATGTTTATATGGACTTCCAATAAAATGAAAATATCTATTCGATTCCATTGCTTTTTGTCCTTTTGGCAAGTTGAACCCTTGAGCTATTGCTTTTTTAAGCAGCTGTTCTGATTCAACGTTATTTTCTGTAACAATACACTTGTTTGTAAAATCAATCATCTTTATCCCCCTCTAAAAGTTTATATAGCGTGCTTCTTGAAACTCCCATAATCTCGGCAAATTGTACTTTTGTTATTTCCCCTCTTTGCCAGCTACGTTTAGTTTCTTTAAATAGTTCCTTATCTATCTCTTTTTTGACACGGCCTTTATATTTGCCATGGGCTTTTGCAATTGCAATACCTTCTTTTTGGCGCTGTCGAATATTTTCCCTTTCTCTTTGTGCTACATATGAGAGAAGCTGCAAAACTATGTCTGCGATCAATGTTCCTGTCAAGTCTTTATTTTGCGTAGTATTAAGTAACGGCATATCCTGTACAATAATATCTGCTTCAATCTCTTTTGTGATTCTTCTCCATTCAGCAATAATCTCTTCGTAGTTTCTTCCAAGTCGGTCAATCGAATGGATTACCAGAATGTCACCTTTTTGAAGAGAAGCAATCATTTTCTGATACTCTGGACGATTGAAGTCTTTCCCAGATTTTTTATCCATATAAATTTTCTCAACACCATCTGCTTTCATTGCTTCAATCTGTCTCGCTTCATTTTGCTCTACTGTTGAAACTCTTACATATCCTATTTTCATATATACACGCTCCTGTTTCTTTATAAAACAATTATACACTATAATGTGTGTGTTTTCAATAGCAAATTACACGTTTAAGTGAATTTTAATTGATTTTTATAACATTTGCGTTTATTATGTAAGTAGGAGGTGTTTATATGGTATCTCAAAAAATTAAACAAATAATGAAAATGAAAAAAATTACAAATATTCAAGTTGCTGAACATCTAGGAACTTCACCACAAGCACTAGCTAACAAGTTTTCCAGAGAAACTCTTTCTGCATATGAACTTATAGCCATCCTTGACTTTCTTGGTTGTCAAATTTCTGTTGAAGCATTTCCAGATATCATAGTAAAATTTAATAGCAATGATCTGAAAAGAGAGCCTTAATGGTTCTCTTTTTTATGCTCTAATTAATCCCTGTCCCTCTTCTCTGCTATCCTGTCTATAATCTGAATAATTTCTTGTTTCTGAGCTTCTGACAATTCTTTTCTGAGCTTCCTGCTGAAATTACCATCATTGATATGTAACACCTCTGCGATCTGCCATAAGCGAACGCCTTTTAACTTTGCGTAATTCTTGATATCTTGATTCATGTTTTATACCTGCCTTTCTTGGTATTGCCTTATTTTTAGTATGGCAGAGAAACAGTTAAGGCTTACTGCTTTCGTGTTGCAATCACTATCCCTGCCATGTTAAGGAGAGCTTTTTTGTTTTTTTCGATGGTTGAGGGGGTGACTACCGCTGACTGGGGTTTTATATATACCCCCTCCCGGTCATCCAGTGCGGACGCTGGCAAGTCAGCCCACCGTCCAATGGGAACCGCTGCCATTGCCTGGTCGCTGTTTATCGGATGCCTTCGGCAGTGGTCAAGGGAATGCTATACAAAATCCGTTGTAATATTGCACAAAAAACAGTGTTTTATGAAATGTGTTTTTAGGGTGTACCCTATTTGAACATTGTGTATTATTAGATATAGAATCCGTTTTCTCGTAATCACAACATATAGTATTTTTACTGTTATAGCTCCGGCTTTTCCATTTCTGGAAGCTGTAAAGCTGCTTTGTGTTTCTCTGCGATCTGCTGGGCGGTCTGATGTGGTACACCGTATTGTTGCCCGGCTTGTACTGGTGCAATTTCTGCCATGCCGTATGCGGCTTTTGCAACAAATATCAAATTCGCATTTGTTCCGGCCTGGTTATGCAGTCTATTAATTGCACAATTTTTGCAAATATCAAACCATTTTTTAGCCGTGTCACCATGTGATGAGTTTATCCTATACACTCCATTCATCCAATCAGTAAACGTTGTACGGTTAATCCCAACTAAAAAACTAAATACCTCCAACGTTGGCAATACATGATATTTACTGCATAATCTCACATAAGTATTAAACATTTTATCTAATAGCTCTATATTGTCATTACTTGGCTTTTGTATATGATCTGCAATATAAAAAATCATATCTACAAAGCTATCTGATACTTCTTTCTTATAGTTTTCGTTATCTGGTGATATACATAATACAGTATTTATATATTCATCAGCATATATATTAATATTATCTAAATAGATATCTACGTCTTGTATATTTACCGTATTATCTTTCATGTTATCACCTCACTTTAACACGTTAATTCACAAATAAAAAAAGAGAATGTCACCAGGTAAAGCTTATTCCCGGAAAACTTCCGGGTGTTCGGGTACATTCTCTAAAACTTAAATAAAATATTCTGTTTTCTTTGTTGCTGATACCTTAACACAGTTTTTAATATCTTGTCAAATTTAATTTTGCATAAAATAAAACCATCTATTTTGTTAGTAATTAATAAATAATAATTGGGGTATTATATTATAATCTTTATTTATATTTATATCTTATATATTATTATACGGTACTGTATAGCATATCTTTTAATAAACTCTAGTCTTAAGAATCTATGGAGGGGTAAAAGATATATTATATATAATATATTTAAACATAATAAAAGCCAGACCTTGCCGAGCTTCAATACCTGGCTGATCTGGCTTGTTAACTGCTACTTTATTCTGTTCAGGTGCAAACGATTTTGCAATAACTACCCCTCCATGAGTTCCCGCGACCGTCGTTGATAATAACGTTACTGTAAGTTCTCCAGAAAGTCAAGACCAAAAATAAGAAAAATATTTTTCTTGACAAAAATTAAAAACCTGTGCTATTAATATCTTAACAGTTTCGGCGGTGGGCTGTTAACCCCTCGATTGTCGTTACGCCGCCACAAATAAGCATTTTAAAAGCCCTGGGAATTATCCCAGGGCTTTTTCTTATTGACAACTATATTTTTATATGCTATATTTATTATACCTAAAATTTAGGTGTGAATTGAAAAATATTTATTATTTAATGGAGATTGGACAACCAAAAAAGTTGTCCTTTTTTCATTCTACGTAATACAATTCTATTGGTTCCCCATTCTTAAATAAAATATGGCTTGCTCCCGAAAATGTAACTGTTGAGAAATTGATAGCTGCGTTTTCATCCCAAGAATAACCGTTTTCTTTGAAACTCTCGTCAGAAGAATTTTCAATCATATTTTCCACATAATCTTTTATGGGGTCTTCGTCATCTTCTGTCCATTCCTCCGAGTATTCACATTGAAATTGTTCTTTGCATACTTAGTAAATCGGTTCTTTTGTCCCCTCATTGTAACTCTGGGACATTGTAATCTCGTGATAATATATTTTTTTCATATTTTTTTATCCTCCTGAAAGTTTGATTATCCTATAATTTTTAAATATTTTCTATGTCCATCCATATTCTTGTCTAATGCGTAAAAGCAAGGATTTTTGTCCCCCTGTAAAACTTCGTTTATTTCGTAGTCCCATCCCCATGGAGCTTTTACCATTAATTTTCCCATGGTATTTTTAAACGGCTCCCATCCTTCTGGTATTTCTACCATCAGTTCATCAAAGCAGTCTGCCGTGCTATCTGGACCGCCGAAAGTGTATTTCTTCCTTTTCTCCGCTCCTAAGACTCCGTAATTGCAATAAATTTTAATTTCCATGTTCTTTTCCTCCTTTTATCCTCTTGTTTCTTCCCAATCGCCACCATTGTAAATGGTAACCTGCCTGTGTATCGTCTGCATCCAGTCTTCGCCAGTAGAATTTCCAAACGGATCGCGGCTTTTTCTTGCAACTTCCTTTTCAAGCTCCACGTAACGGCACCATGTGGTTTCATCCTTTACTACTTTCCATCCTTTTTCAACTAATTGTTTAATTCTTTCTTCACCAGTCATTTTCTTCCCTCCTGATCTGTTCCCTGTCTGGGGCTTTGATTGTTTTTCTTTAACTGTCTTTATTATAGCTCTTTGTGCCTTATATGTCAATACTTTTTTTGTGCCTTATTTTAAAATTCTTTCTTCCCTTTCCAGTTTCTCGGCAACGGCAAGCTTTATAAAATCGTTTACGCTCTTATATCCTGCCTTTGTGATTGCTGCTTTTGTGCCGATTTTAAATCGGCAATTTACACGCTCAAATTTATCGTCATATTTATACACTGCTTTTCTTTGTGCTTCCGTTGTCTTTCTTTCTGCCATTTCCTGCACCTCCTTTGTTTTTACAATCATTATACGCTTTTTGTGCCTTATTTGCAAGTAATATTTTTCTTTCCTTATATATAGTTGTTTTATTAATCGTTTTCGTTTCTGCACCTTATAGCAAAATGCACAATTCCAATATATATTTTGTGCCTTATATTTGTTTATTGTGCATCTTGTTTTTGTGCCTTATATATGGTATTATAATATCACCAAAGGAACACAAGAAACAAACAACCGGAACCGCCCGAACCACTCAAGCCAATGAGGACATAGGGAACCGGCACCGATTAATTGAAAAATTCTAGTTCCTAGGCAAAATAAAAAAGCTGGCTGCATCCTACCAAGACGAACAGCCAGCACCAAACTAAAAAGAAAGGCAACCCCATTATAACAGGGGCGAAGGTAAAAAGCAATGATGAAAAAAGAACTTATGGAGAAAATCGAAAATATTAAAGCAAGATCAGCTTGGAGGAAAGGCGTTAAAGTTTACGCTATCGACTTAGTGAATGATCTTGAGTGTGAAGAGCTCCCGGAAACATGGGAAAAATCAAAAGAAATGCTGTTAAATGGTGCAGAAAATTGGAGACAATACAGCTGGGGCGGTTGCGCTCTTATTTATGATTGTGATATTGCAGAGCTTCTTTGCTCTCCTTCAGAGCTTAAAAGAAAAAAATACGGTGAACGCAGACCAAACAGCCGTGAGGAATGGCTGGACGTACAGGCAAGAGCACTTGCACAAGCTGCCGCTTGTATTCGTTCTTGTTTTAAATGCAATTAATTTTTGTGACTGGCGGTTTAATGCCGCCAGTTTTTAAGAAAAGGAGTTTTAAACATGAAATCAAAAAAATTTGAATTATTTATGTACTGTATGGGGAACGGAATTTCCGTGTTTAATTCTGCTGTTACTGAGCACGGCGATTATAAATATATCGCCCATATTTCCGAAACTGGAAACGTTCAATATTATGTTTTGGGCGATTATATCCCGGAAGAAAGTAAGAAAAGAATTGAAAACGCGGCAGAAAATCAACGTCAGGAATGGGAAAACTACTTTTCTAATCTGCCAGATATTAAGCAATATAATTATATATTGGAATACTTGCCACTTGATGATTTTATGTCGTTTATCAAGGATGATGATAAGCCACTAAAAGAAAAAATTGCAGAAGGCAAAAAAACGCTTTTAAAAGTTCATTTTTAAAGGGCGGCAGCTTTCCAGGTGTTGTTTCTGGCTCATTATTTAATCATTGGCTATTAATATGCGTTGCCCGGTTCGATTCCGGGCGCGTCTTTTTATATCCCAGCTCCCAGGGTAAAGGGAAGAAAGAAAAATATGTACGATAAGCTTTTAGAAAAACAAGATGAATTACTGGAAAAGTTGGACAATTTGGAATATTGCGCAGATAATCCTGTATACAGTGAAGAAATAAAGCAGATAAGAAAAGAATTATCCGAAATCAATCAGCAGTTAAACACAGAATTTTTTTAGTTTTCACCGCTTCCCGGTTTCCAGTCCGGCGGCACGTTCACGGCGTGCAAGCGGTTTTTTGGCATTCTGCCAGATGCACCTTGCAAAGTTAATATAATAAGTCAATCAATTAACACGCTATTTTAGACGTAAATAGCTTTTTATGCTGTTAATGGGGATTTGTGCCACTATTGCATTATAAGCCGTTTATGATCCTTTAAAACGCTTTATATAGTTTATTGACTGGCTGCGGCTATGGATGTATAATAGCCTTGTATAGCTATGTGCGGCTATTCTTTATTTGCGTACCGTGTAAATGTGCGTATTATGTCCGCTTATTTGCGTAGATTATCCAGGCTTCCCGGTGATCTTTCGCAGCTGTCCGGGCTATATATCAATTAGGGCTATACAACTATATTGTGATATGCTTGTTTAACGCTGTATTTGCCATTTTAATGCGTTTTATAATCGTAGTCAATAAAGTATAGGCTAAATACGTTACAAGCCATTTAAGGCTTATTTTGCAAGAGTATTATTGTATTTTTGTTGCTTCATCATATGACATTTGCTATTATGTTTTGTTATCCGTGGGTTATTGGTTCTGATCTGCCAGGGCTACGGCTGGCGGTCGGCTTTGCTGGTGCTTGATCGTTCCCGGTCTTCATCCGCTCGGCGTGGTGTCGGTTCCTGGTGCTGTCCCTGGTTGATTTGTGGCAACGGAAAAACCGCAGCAGTTCAATGCTTAAATAGTTGTAACTAACTTGTGAATGATCCCTAAATTCTAACATTATTTTGGCAACAAAAAATCAAGGAAATCCAGAAAAAAAGTGGCAACCAGAAAAAATCTCGCATTTTCTAGTTACCACTTAAATTTTAATTTTGCACAAATATTTCTATAGCGTAAAGTTCCAGATGATTCAAAATTCACAATTTATTTAATCCTTCTTTCTTCCGTGTTCCATATCTTCTGTGGGATGATTTCTCTAAACGCTCCGTCCTCTTCATTTGGGACTTGGAAAGTTTCTTCTTTCTCTGGTAATTATCAGTCGTTGTTCCCATTCACGCTCTCCTTGTTAATCTTCTGATTCCTGGTTTCAAAGTTTATAATTTCTGTGTCTGTTTCCAATTCTTCCGGGATTCTTCCAACAATGATAACTCGCAGTGGCTTCAATCTGCGTTCCATTTCCTTGAAACCAGCGCAAAATTCCAACCGTGCCGCCTTGCTCTTTACTCTTCCATTGGTGCAACAGGCAACTGTGCTTCCCTCTGGTATCCCATCAAAGCACCAGTCCCAACAGTATTCTGGTAATATGTTTACGTTCGGAATTACTGGAATATCATTCAAGATCATGTAGTGAGCCAACGCATGATTGCGATATTTATTCCACAGGCACATTACCAGCGGCATTCCGTTCTTGCCAACCGATATACTGAAATCTGGCATGATGACTGCGTGAAAACATTTTAAATGTTCCATATACTTGTCCGGCTGATTCCATAACCTTTGAAACTGTACATCATCCACATAGAAATTTACATCAAGTTCCCGGTGGTTCTTAATCTTCCGGCTAAAGCTCTCCGCAAAGTCTACAGTATCTTTTCCAGGATGGATAAATGTCTTTGGAATTTTCGGTATTCCGTACTTACCATCAAGGTCTGCATCCGTGATTAAAAACTCTTTCATTACGTCATAAGCTGTATGTATCATTGATTCCACTCCCATTTTTTCTCTTATAGTGCTAAAAGGTACTTATATTTGAAAAATACCATATCTTGTGTCTTAATGCAAGTTTTCCTACTAAATATCTTGTGTTGTTCTGGATGTAGAGTTAAAATCATATCGTCAGAACGGCGCAAGGGAAACCCCCATTTTTCAAGGCTTCCAGACCTTAATTGAAATGTCAGTGTTGCACATGTAACCGCCAACGGTTCCACGGTAATTTTCTCAAAAAGTTCATTGACAATCTGCCTGTTAATGTCCTGTGGAGTAACGCCTTTAAACTTTTCTAACTGTTCTTTAATAGCACTTAATTGTATTTCTACTGGCTCTGGACTTTTTGTATTTTGGATTTCTAGAATATGGCTCTCAATCTGTTTTATCTGCTTCACGTATTCTTTATTTCTTGAAATAAACTCATCATCAGATATTTTTCCATCCAGATTATATTCCAGTATTTTTTCACGTTTTTGTTTTAACAGATCAATCTGTTTTTCAAGTCGTGAGATTTCGTTTTTATTGTCTGGAATGTTTTTGATTGAGGACTGCAAAATTTCAAAATATTCTTCCAAAATGCTGTCAATGTTTTCAGAAGATTTATTTATTAATTCTGCAATTACTTCTTTCAATTCTGATTCTGCCAGTCCAAATGAATTGCATGAAGCTGCTCCGTTTTTTATCTTATAACTACATACCCATCGAACATCTTCTTTTCCTCGGATGTAATGTTGCTTCATCCAGTATGGTGCTCCGTCATTTGCACAGAAGAGCTTCCCAGTGAAAATATTTTCATTCTTAAAAGAGGTTCTTCTTGATTTTATAGCTTCTCCACGCTCTCTTAAATATGCGTTTGCTTTTTCCCAAGTGGTCTCGTCAATGATCTGCGGTACTCTGGAACCATCATCTTTAAACATTACCCATTCTGACTGTGGAAGAAATTCTTGTTTCTTGGTAAACATGTCAATAACCTTGACTTTTCCTCCGCAATAGTATCCTTTGTATTTTGGATTCCGAATAATGTTTTTTATAACATCTCGGTTGATTTTACCACCTTTGAAATTTCTGTATCCCATATTCCATAGCTTCTTTTCGATTCTTGGCGTAGATATTCCAGAAGCATAGTCTTGAAAAATCATTCGAACCATATCTGCTTCTTCTGGGATTAGTTCGAGCTTTCCTTGGTTATTTGAGTATCCATACATTCTGTGTCCAAGCACGACACCGTTTTTAATTGACTGTGCGTGTCCAAATTTTACTCTTGAAGAAAGCTTTCGGATTTCGTCCTGTGCTACTCCGGCCATAATAGTAAGTCGGAACTCGCTATCATCATCAATAGTATTAATTCCATCGTTTTGGAACCAAACGCATACGCCATAAGACAACAATTCTCTGGTATATTGGATACTATCAAGAGTGTTTCTCGCAAATCTTGAAATTTCTTTTGTGATAATCATATCAATTTTTCCAAGTTTTGCATCTCTGAGCATTCTTTGAAATTCTTCTCTTTTATCTGCGTGCATTCCAGAAATACCATCATCAATGTAAGAACCTGCAAACTTCCATCTGTTGTTAGAATGTATCAGTTCTTCAAAATGTTCTTCCTGATGTTTGATGGATGCTTGCTGTTCGACTTTTTCCGTTGAAACCCTGGCATAATAAGCAACATTTAGTTCAATGTCGTAAATAGAGCAACTTCTTAATTTTTCTCTGACATAATAAATATTCATAGTGCATTTCTCCCTCAATAAACAGGGAGTGGAATCATATAAAGTATAACACCTCACATAACTCCACTCAATACATTTTGCTACTTTCTAATGCTGATTTCAGCTTTAATTTTATCTCTTGTTTTCTCATCTATCAGACCAAGTGAGAACATTCTTTCGTTTATGGCATACAATATAGCTTTTTCCATTAATTGTCCCTCCAAGTAATTACCTAATTTTTTACGTTGTTTTCCTTTATCTTTTGTATGCCCTATAATTTCTACCATTATTCTGTTTTAAACGATTATACGTGATTTTAATTGCACAATTATCACGTTTCACAACAAATCAAAGATATTGACCTGTCCATCAATCTGAGTTTCTTCCAGATTGTAAAATTTACAAGCTATATAATCTGGTTTCCAGTCAATTTCTAATTCGTATTGCAAGCACTGTGGATGCTTTCCACCACGGAAGAATCTGCATTCAGAACAGGTATGCTGATAAGCTGTACCACCAGAACGCTTATACATTTCGCTTATCTTCCTCATAGAATCACTCGCTTTACTCTTGACTTCCCTTTTGCTTTCTTCTTGAAAATACCATTTTTTACACAATCCCTCGGATCACATCCTCTGCTATGCTCTTCAATCAAGATATAATCACAGGTTGCATTTGTACTCCATGCATTTTCGCTCTTGCTGTAATAGTCGCATTTCGAGCATTGTCTCCGCTTTAAGCCTATAATTTCAGTGCTTTTTAATTCTCTCCATGGTTTTCTATCTGGCAATTTTCCGCACCTCCCAATCTGGCAGTATCTATAATTTTTAAAAGGTCTGGACTTAGTTTTCTTCGTTCCTGTTCTCTCTGCACTTCTGCCCGGTACGTCCTTTGAAAATTTGACTGAACTACACTCCACCATGTACCATCCACATTTTCAGATGTTGCCCATTCTCTAAGTTGCGCCGGGCTTGATACTGCTTTCTGAATGATTTTTGGAAGCTTGTCAAACTCTGTTTCTGCATTATATGTAGAGTTCTGAATAGCTTTGCATACCTTTTCCCAGGCTTCTGTTTCATTCAGCTCTTCCTTTTGCGGTGCAACGCTTTGTGCGCATTGCCTTAATGCAGCTATTGAAGGCTCTTTCCATTCTGTCTGCATATATTTTTTTAACCCAAAACTTAAAAGCTTGTAATCTAGGTCTTTCAAAAGTCCATACCAAGTATCAAAAGCATATTGATCTGGCAGAAATGATGGAGAAGTGTACAAAGCTTTCATTGCCTTTACCAGTACCGCCCATTCTTCTCTTGTCATACCCAATTATCCACCTCGCTTACCCTGTTTTGGATTTTCTCCATGTAGCTTTGCGGTTTACTTCCGGCTTTATCAAGATAGTTCCCTTCAAATACCTTCGCAAAGTTACCGGGCTTTAAGAACCAATCGAAAGTTATCATCCAGCCTTCTTTGTTCTGGCCTTGTAAGAAGCTGCTATGGCGAATGTTTTCAATAGCTTCTAAGATATCGTCCATATGGTTCTGACGGATTCTGGCTTTCACTGCTTGTTCTCGTTTTGATGTCATTCTTTTTACAGGATTAATACCAAATTCTTCCAGAGTATTCCATTCATCAATGATTCGTTGGACGTCAGTCTGACGAATAGTATCTTTAGATACTATTAAATCATTTATATCTTTTTCTTTATCTTTATCTAATTCTATATCTAAATCTAAATCTAATTCTAAATCTTTATCTAAACCTATATCTTTATCTGAGTGCGTCTTTTGTTCGTCTATTTTGCGTCTTTTCTGCGTCTGCCTGTTTGAACGCTCTATTAGTTTGGTATCATCAATAGAATTTCCATTTGTCAGTGAGTAACTTCCGTTATCTTTCAATAGCAGTTTCTTTTTTTCGTCAGTGTATGAAGTTTCTATATATCTGTCTCTGGACAGGGTGTTGTGCATTCTCCAATGCTTAATAACAATCACGCCATCATCAAATAAGATAACAAATCTCTTGGCAATTAGAAGCTTCAAATCATCATCATTCGCTCCTATTATTTTTTCAATTCGCTTTGGGTTTCCAATAAATCCATCATCATCAGCTCGCATATTTAAATGGAAATAAAGACATTGTGTTGATAATGGCATATCAAGAAAAGCGTCTGTATCAACAATTTTCATGGTAAACATTCTTTTATTTGCCAATTCTAAAATTCCTTTCTCCAATTCCTGGCTTTTTAAAAAGTGTTTATTTTAATTCAACTTCAATTCCATTGATTTTCAGTTCTCCGTTTACCGGAATTACAATGGATGGAACGCCGTTTATTTCTTTCAATTCAATCAGAGCAATTTTATCTGGCTGGATGCAGATTGTTGCATCTGATGTTACAATTTTTGCAGTTTTTGAATTATGGATATTGTCAATGGCAACAGGCTCATTGCTGAAATACATTTCCCAGTTTTCCTTGAAATCTGATAACTTCTCGTCTGGAACTCCACAATATCCAAAAATCTGTTCCATTTCGTCACATGATACGGTTATCATCTCCGGGCTGTCTTTCTTCTGTTCTCTTACTTCCTGTAATGATTCAACCAGGCTTTCCGTGAAATTGAATGTTGTGTTTCCTTCGAAATTGTCCATGATAAAATCTGAAAAGACATTGATTTCATTCCCTGGTATACGTGGAATTGGTGTGCCAAGAACGCTTTCGATGAAGTCTGGATGAATATTCTTTGTGTTTTTGTTGAAATACAAGGTTCCATGAATATCAGTGCTTCTGTCATTGAATACAGGGAATAAGAATCCTGTTTCTGGTCTTGAGACTACCCAATCACGAATTCTGTCTTTGATGTTATTTTCAGTCACATCATAGCTAAGTCCAGCCTTTGAAAGATTTACCGGACAAATGCTGCACAGAATGTGTTCATAAATTTCTTCTGATGCATCGTGCATTTTGGTTCCATCAGAAGCCTTTCCTGGAATATCATAGACCGCATGAATGAGAACTATGTAGTAATTTTCTGGATAATCGTAATTCTCAATCACTTTGTCGTAGAACTCATCCAAAATATTATCATCTTTAAGCTTACTTGCTCTGATACGCATAAGAAATTCCTGCGTTCCACCCTCTTTTTCCTGTGATAATGGAAAATCAAGGTTCATAAGGTTCTTTCCAAGTCTGCCAGACATAGTTTTCTTGAAAATGTCAAAATACTTAAACATTTCTTCCTCTGGAAGAGACAGGAATGCTTCTTTAATTTTGGTTTTCTTATTCTTTTCTGCATCCACATAACAACCACAAATGCGTGTAATAGAACAATTTGCTGGTGTAAACTGTTTCTTGATCTCTGCGATTTCTTTCTTATTCATGATTAATCCTCCCATTTTAATTTTTGTCAAATAAATCAAATTATATGAGTTTTATGTGCTATTTCTTGATTACCTTCATGTTTTTATTCCAACTTCCAGAAATTGTTCCGTCTGGGTGAATTATAAATTCTCTACAAACACTATTATCTTCCGCTTTCTCTATTTCGCTAAGCATTTTCATGTTCGAATAGCTAAAGGTGATTAAAGCATCTTTGTATTTCCATATTTCATACACATAATAATCTTGAATTGTTTGCTCGATAAATTCAAAATGATTGTATGCGTATTCAAGTATTTTGTTATATAATTTTTCTTTTTCATCGTATTTAATTCCGCTTTTTTCACTTAGCTTCATAAGTTTTCTGAATGATAAATCATCTGCAAAAGAGTATGCATCAATCATATTTAATACATCTTCGATTGTATTCGCGTCGCACAATACGCATTGTAATCTCATTTTGGTCTTTAATAATTTGCCTTTAATACGTTCCAGATCAACCAAAGATGGCATACATGTTCCAAAAATTTCATTATTTTTCTTATCGGAAATAGCATGTCTGCTAATGTCTACAAAATCAAACAGTCCATCAATTTCTTTAATATGATTTTCTAAGTATTTCCCATTTGTATTAATCGTCAAAAATTTAATATCGTGTTTTCCTAAAACTTCACACAATTTAGTAAATTTTTCAAATAGCAGTGGCTCTCCACCTGTTACAGATACGGAATACAATATTCCTTCTTTTTCCATTTCTGAAAGCATTTCATCAACTTGCATTATAAAATACTCTGCATTCTCGCAACGTTCTGCGTTTTGTTCGACACAGAATGAACATTTGGCATTGCACTTATCTGTTATTTTCAAATGCAAGTGCCATAACCATTCGTTCTTTTCTACTAAAATCCGATGACCAAATAAGTTGACTTCCATCTTGCCATCATAATTTATTGGTAATCTTTCGACATTGCACTTGTGAATGTAATCTTTTATGCTTTTATTTTGTACAAACATTAATATCACTAATCCTTTCTGCTTCTCTCGCCTGTTTCTTCTCAATCCACTTATTAATTTTCTCATCGGATATCATATACATTTGCTTTAGCATTTCGATGCAGATCAACACATCTGCAATTTCTTCTATCATGTTATCACGGTTGATTTTTCCGCGTTTTGCCTTACTGATTGCCTGGATAAGTTCGGCACATTCTTCCATGCAGACGGTACTCTGATTGTCCATGCCGTAATGTTGAATACTGTTTGATATAATTTTTCTGTCAATTCTGTATTTTATTTCTGTGCTAGATTTTTCCTCTTCTACCAGTTCGAAATATTTTTCTTTATATGCCAAGACAATCTCAAAAGAATATGAGCTATATCCTATGCGGTAATCATCTTCACCAACATTTTTGTATTTTATCGAATAGTACGGTTTTCCGTCAAAAACCTCGAAAACCAATTCCAAATCAGTTACTTTTTCTTTTTCAATTTTTTCTTCTTTTTCACTTCTTGCAGAAACATTTTCTAAATTATCCATCATTTTCATCCACCTTAATAAATGCCATCCAATGTGTTTTTCCCTGTTTGCCAGATCTATTGCCGTACAATGGTTCTGCCCCAATGGCTGCAATAACGTCCTTTACAGAAATCTGTGTCTCATTCCACTTAAAAATCAATGTGCCGTAAGGTTTAAGCACACGCATACACTCCGAAAAACCATCATGTAACACTTGTTTCCATGTATCTTTGTTGAGTTTTCCGTACTTCTTTACCATCCAGGCATTGTCTCCTCCTTGGATAAGATGTGGTGGGTCAAACACAACATGGCAAAATGTATTATCTTCAAACGGGAGGCATGTGAAGTCTGCTATAATATCTGGATGGATGTTGCAATACCTTGTTACTTTTCCATCTCCGCTTGTCCATATTGCTTCGTCATCCAGTTCGCGTTTATCAACGAAAACAGCAAATTCATTATTTTTTGTTGAACCAAATCATTCTTGAACCACATGTAGCGTCCAGAACAGGTTTATCCATTTTCCTTCATCTCCTATCCAAAAAGTTTTCCACAAATTACACATCTGTATATATGCCCTCTTCTGCGAGAGTGATATTTAATCCATTGATGACCGTGCATTCTTCATCTCCTCCAATTTCCTTGCAGTTTTTCTATAATCTCTATTTGCTGACCGGAACATCATCAGAAGAATTTCAGATACAGGTCTTGTTCTGTATCTCCTCACTGCTCTCTTGATGCATGAAAGCTCACTTCCGTCTGGTATGTAAACCCCTACAGAATACGGAATTTCCAGAGATATTTTTGCATATACATCTTGCGGCATAACTAAATAGTTGAAATCGCCAATGAAATTTAACCCGTGTCCAGATTTGAAATCTTCAACAGACGACTTAATTTCATAGCAGTAGCAATCCGCTTTTTCTATTCCAGAAACGCTATTATTTGCTGGAACAAATTTCATGTAGTCCACTCTGATTGCATGATCTGTATAGTAATCAAATGTAACTTCTCGTGCCCAATAAATACGTGGATCATTATGCGGATTAATTTTATTTTCAACCATGGCTGATAATTTTGCCGTAATCTCAGGTCTTGTCATTTCCCATCTCCTCCAATTTCTTCTCAGCTTCTTCACGGGTGAGGAATACAGATTTTCCAAGCTTTTTACTCTCTATAAGCTCGCAAATTTCAGATAATGTTCTGGTCACATGTTGTTGGATTTTATATGGACTTCTATCATAATACCAAAACTTATACACTGTATCTCCAACCTTACATGGCAATCTCACAAGCAAACCTTGTTCTTCTAAGTCTTTGTAAGACTTTAATTCTTCAAGCCACTCCGCGAACTGTTCATGTTCTTCTGCATCTTTAATACAATCAGCTTTGAATCGTTTATTAATTTCTTCATTTCCCAGTGATACCTTAGTAAATTTACCATTCCATCTTTTTCTTTTCGCCATCATCTTTTCATGATTAATAGCTTCGTCAAGTGTTAATCTCTCCATCTACTTCACCTCTTCCATCTGACTTTCTACGGTATCTGCAAGTAACTTCAAAGACTCAATAAACGTATCTGTCAGTGCTATTCTGCTCGGTTTTTTCGCATATGCTCTAACGAGGCTTATTGCCTCTTTGAGCTTCTTTTCATCCATAGCTACATCTGATGCTTCTACTAATTCATACCCCGGCGAAAGCTCGGCATTTCTTGTCATTTCTTTGTTATATTCGTAAAACTTTAATATGTCCGGTATCTGCTGTTCTTCAAAAGGATATGGATATGCTTCTTTGCCGCCGTACCATCCGTATCCCTGTCTCTTTGCTTCTTTCAGAACGCTTTCATACTCTTCCTGTGTTCTGACTAATACGCATTTATTTGCTAGATTAATCATCAACATTACCTCCTGTAATTTCATTCACGCAAGTGTTATAACCAGCGGCATACTCTAAGCCATCTACATTTCTCGCACCTCTTGGAATTGCCATTTTCTCTGGCAACGGTCGCAGCGGACACCAGTCGGGAATTGTTTCTGCTTGCGCCCCTAATATAGTTTTGTTTGTAATCATACATGTTACTATGCAAACCTTTAAGTAATCAGTTTTTTCCTGGCTAAGATGGCAGGAAATGCATCCTTTTTTTGGGGTATCTATCGTCAATACTGATTTACTTATTTTCTCCCTCTTTTCTGTAAAAACATCCCATATTGTGTCCTTCTCACGGGTAGCATTGTAATATCCAAGGCGTCCGTTCTTCTTGTTTTCTTCTTTTGTGAACATGGTTGAAATATCTTTTCCTCTTTTAAGCATAGTCATCCCAAGTTTCCTCCCTTTCTACTACAGTTTCAATAACGTTTCCACAATTCATGCACTTATAGTTGGTTAAGGATTTATCAGGAAAATCGAAATGTGCGACCATCCAAAACAGATTTTTCTCTCCACAAGTGCATACCACATTTTTATCTTCATCAAGGGTATACTTTCCGTGAATTTTCATTTACTCAATCCCTCCCAGCATTAGTAAAAGCTTGTTGTAACCAGGGCAAAACTTGGTTCCATCGAAAACATCTTTCAAGAGGATGCAATTCGGATAAAGTTTCTGTACCTCATAAAGTTTGTCTACCCCTTCATCTTTGTAATTAAATCGTTTTCCGGGCCGAAGGTTGTATTGCTTGGTAAGCTGAGATTTCAATGTTTTTGCGCGTAATTTACTCATGTTTTTCCTCCTGCAATAATTCTGGATTATCAAAAACGTTTCCAATTTTTTCGTTTTCTTTTACAAATTCCGAAAATTCAATATCATTGTTTTCGTGTAAATCTGCTTCTACTGAATTTTCACCAAATTTGTACCTAACAAAATCATACCTAGCAAAATTTTCATCATAGCCAATAAGCCCATAATTTTCTATTTTGACGGAATCATATTCTGTCCCACAACTTGTATGAGAAGACATCCAAATTTCATCCTCAAATTTTAGAATGTCATTTTCCCAAATCTCATTGCCGTTCTTATCGGTAAGCCCTGTGTACTGGCAGATGGTTTCTGGGTCAACTTCGGCATATTCCCACACTTTATAACTATCAGCATGGAAGATTAAATGTTCTTCGTTGCCTAAGAGGTCATATCTTTTCTGATAATACCCCTCAACCCATTTACCATCGTCAATCCGTTTTGCCCTGAAAAGAATTTCTCTCATTCAACTCCACCGCCTTTCACGATTTCATCAATTGTTGCATCTCCTTCTATGCAATATTTTTCAAATAAATAATTCTCTAATTGCTCTGCAACATTATCTACGTCAAAGACTGTCGGCTGCTTGTTAATGCAATCAATAAACTCCTTCTGGTCAGAACTAATACTTGTGCCAATTTCCAAAATTTTGATGTATTTAATTAATTCGTCTGCATCAATTAAGCGCATTTAGTCCTCCTTATATGGTTCTGGAAGCTGCATCCATGCAATAATACTATCCTCCGCATAATATTGCGCTTCTTCCAAGCTATACCAGCCATGTCCAATTGGGCATCCTAGTACAGTTCTTTTGCAAGAGCCATATCCTACCATGCAAACTTTTATTCCATACTTAAACGTCACCAAATACCTTCCGTCTTCCTTCGGCAATCTCTCACTGACTGGAATCCAGCCGTTTTCTTTCTCATCTTGTTCCAGATCAGTAAGAAGTAATTCTACAATTTTTGAGATATTATTTTTCGAGAAATAAGCTCCGTTCCCTGTGTTTTCCACCTCATTCTTCAATTGAATTAATCTGTCTTTAATATGGCTCATGCTTCCACCTCTCGCTTGATTCCAAATATTCTTCCCATACAACCTGGAAATCATCATGCATCATTCTTTGAGAAATCATAAATCCAAGAACAAAATCATGATTGATATTTTGAATAAATTCTTCATCACTTCCATGATTTTTCATGTACTCTTGAACTCTGCATGTTGCAGTTTTTATTTCATCGGTATTGCATATAATATCTCTAATACCGTTTATGCTTCCTCGAAGCCGACGAATCCATTGTTTGTTTTCTTTTCTATCTTCTTCCGCATCCACTAGAAGAGTATTCACAATATCCAGCGCACTCCCTGGAAGTCCATTCTTATACTGTGATTTCTTTTCTATCTCAGCTTTGTATTGCTCTAATCTGTTTCGCACTCTGCTCATCATGCCCTCCTAATAATATCTTTTAAGAAATTCCTCAAACTTTCTACTTTGCTCGTTTTCGTCATATTCCCATTCCTGTGTTTTCCTGTTATAATGGCTGTTTGCTTTGCACCGAAAATCATATTGACTCGGGTCGCCCTTAATTAAAGGGCATTCCCAGCAATGTACGCGTTCAGAATTATCATAGGCACTATACTTATCACAAATTTTCTGGTCTTTCTGGTTTAGAATCATCCTTCTGCCTCCTCATAGGTTTCCTTGAATATATCAGGCTTGCACGGATAAAACTCACCGTGAACACCACGGATGATGTAATCACCAATGTTTGCAAGATGTTCGCCCTCAAGTGTCTTAATAACCAATCCACCCAGAACCTTCCAATTGTCGATATAGAAGTTATCAGATACAATCGGGAAATCAGATACCATATACTCCTCTGGACAATTATTATTTGTCAGGAAATCGAATATTTCTCGCTTATTTGTACCAGTCCACTGAAGTGCATCAATTATAACTGGCTTCTTTCTGTACTTCATACTTCTACTTCACTATCTTCTGGCATACAAAACGCGGATTCTTTTCCGTCCCAAGACATAAATTTACAATAGGCTTCCTGAATCATATTCAGTACTTTCATGGCTTTTGCTTTGGTGGAATATTCAGCCATATTGCAACAACTGCCTTGAGTTCCGATATATATTGCTGTCGCTCCATTAATGTCTCGAATTGCAATATTGAAAGCATTATCGATGTTTGCTATTACTGTTTTATCCTGACTTCTGATTAACATTTTGTGTCCTCCTCATTTTTGTCATAAAATTATGCTTTCAATTATCGTCGGAGTTATTCCCGCTAATTCTAATTTTCGTATTGACTTTCTAAACACATAATCAATATTCTCTTTTTCTTTTATTGTTCCATCTTCTTTGAGATGTTTGTTAGGAATCCACACATTTTGATTAGTATGATTTATTACAAATCTCTTTGCTTTCATATTTTTGTATTTTCTGGAAATTAAATTAAGTGGGATTCCTTTATAATATTGTGTTTTATAGTTCATGATTATTACTATCCTCCTTGTCATTTACTCTTCGATTCCACTGTTCTCTTACAGCTATCAAATTTCTTCCAGAAGGATAGCCTTCCGCTGGTACAGCGCAATCTGGATTACCACACTTAACCATGTACATAACGCCGACGCTAGCCCAACATTCGGTTATTGCCTTTCCTCCGCAAAGCGGACAAGGTTTTAATTTATCCATTTTTCCTCCTTATTTTCTCCTATAATTCAAAATATTTCTTCCATGTTTCTGGCAGTGTGGTACAATCTGGCTCATAAGGTTCTGGATATACAGTATATCCGCACTTCGTACATTTGATTTGTGGTGGAAAGTCCCTACTCCATTCCATGTTTCCACCACATTTTCTGCAACGAATGTATCTCTCTACTTTCTTTGGTTTTGGCTTGAAAAATGATGCGTAATTATTATTTTTCATTTCCATCCTCACTTTCCCCATGTGAGTAACTGACACGCTATTGTGCAGTCCTCCATGATTTCTGTGTTAACATTTCCTCTATCTGGTTCTAATTCATCAAGAAATACTCCGTTTATGCAGCTATGACCAATTTCTCGTTCCTGTCTGGCTCTGTGTTTAAATACTTCTGGAAAATCTACTCTGATTTTGTTCCAGTAGCCCATTCCACCTTTGATGCAACCTATGCAATTATTATTCGGATAACCCATGTCGTACATGATTGGCCTTTTCAGTCCTAACCTGCCTGCTATTCCGTGTGCTTCTTCCTTTGTAAGCCCTTGCTCAATCAATGGAAATTCATGGTCGTAATCACTCAACGCTTTGCATACTCTGTCGGCACGATTCTTTTCATTCGAATCAAATCCCCATACATAAGTGTGATGATCTGGATTCTCACGCTCCCATTTCATGCGAACCCTTTTCTTTAATTTATCTGTACAAGGTGCTCCGAATGGAGTATTGATGCATCTGGTTCTTTCAATCACATCATCCACACTGGAATACTCTTCCGACTGGATAATCGTTATCTTTCTTCCTAACAACTTCTCACAATCATGCAAGAATCTCAGGCTGTCTGGATGCTGATTCGATACATGAGTATAAATAATCTCGTCAACATCCTTTGCCAGATAACACGCTACAAAACTGCTTATTCCTGTTGAAAACCAACATACTTTCATAACATTACGCTCCAAATCTTCTGACCAATTCTTTATTCAAATCCGGGATTCTTACATCTGTTTCAGATTCCAGTTCCTCAATCATGCTCATAAAGCTTCTTTCTCCACGGTTTGCTTGTCCTACAAACTCATTTGCACAATTAATTACGTCCAAAAGTCTTTTAGTGGAAAAGCCATGCAATTTCCGTAATGCTAGCATGGTTGTTACTGCGTTAATTGTATTCGCCCAGTCGTCACCAGTATTGAAGCCATCGTTATAGGCTTGATCTTGCATGATTTCCAACTCTTTACGTGAATTCTGCATGGCTCTGGCGAATGCCTGTGACATTTGATTATCGCATTCCAACACCCTATTTTTCTTTGGCGCTTTCATCTTTAATTTGCTTCCCATATTTTTTCCTTTCGTATCTGTATTCCGTCAAACGGTATGCTCTTGATACTCCCGGATGTTCTGTGGCAATCAGAGAATCCATCTCCAATTGCCGCATATGTCTCTGGACGGTACACTTTGTAAGACCTGTTCCATCCATGATCTCCTCATATGAAGGTGCGTATCCGTGTTTCTCAAAATACTTGACAAGAAATCTGTAAATATCGTTTCTGGCAGATTGTCCCTCATTATATTTCCTCTGACGGTAATTCATACGCAAAACGGCTCTTCTGCCGCAGTATTGCTTTTTTCTGCACGCATTTTATTTAATCTTTCCGCAGCCTTCTTTTTCGCTTCATCGGAATATTTTCTTGGTGGATTGATTTTAATGTAGGAATACGGCAAGTGAGCGAAAATAGATCCATCATTATTTCTGGCAAGAATTTTCACATCATTTGGAAATTCCTTTTCTAATTCCTCACATCTGTTTTTCCAGGTACTCCCATTCTTAGCAGTAAGCCCTACATAATCTCTTCCTGGAATCCATTCAATTACACATTCGTTTGTATTTTCTGACATTTAATCACGCTCCTTATATAAAATCTCCTATGCTCATTTGACTATCGTTTTCAAAAACAAGCATTTCGTTTTTTGCTCTGCTATAAAAGTTCCTGTCAATTTCAAATCCGTATGCACTTCTACCAAGCTCCATGGCGGCTCTCAATGTGCTACCGCTTCCACAACACGGGTCAATTACCACATCCCCAGGGTCTGTAAATATTTCAATCAGCCGTTTTAGAACTGTTACTGGTTTCTGCGCTGGATGAATTTTCGGAATGCCCTTTCCGTCTTTTTCCCATTGGAACCAGTTAAAAACCATCTTTCCTGTTCCACGAATAGTCTTTCCGTTTTCATCCGTCTGCGCTCCATTTCTGAATTTTGGAAGTTTATCTCTGTAAAACACAAGTGCATATTCTGTAGCACCTACCACACGCATATTCGCTTTAAGCACCTGTGGGCTATAATTTTTAATAAACACAAGCGGTATATAGTGAACAAAGCCATGTTTCGCAGCCGCATTGATCAAAGTTTGAATTTGTTCAAACGAACAGAACACAATCATACATGGTGCGTCTGAACTTCTTCCTCTTACCCCTGCCTTTTTAGGTTCCTTCTTCAACATCTTTGAACAGAAGTGGAAGTATTCATACAGGTTGAAATTGAAGTCAGAGTTAAAGGCTGCTTTCCCGGCTAATTTGCTTTCACCGTTTTTATTATCTCCGCCAATATACCAATCGCATCTACTACCATAGAAATTGCTTCCTATGCAATATGGTACGTCAGCAATAATTAATTGAGCTTTCGGAATCATGTAACGTTTGAAATTTTGCATTGAGTCTCTATATATTTCTAATTTTAAGCCCATTTCCAATGATATCCTCCTGCTGTTTTATAGTGCCCAGAACAAGCACTTCTTATATTTCTTGCACAAATTCCAGTTTCACGCTCTGCTTCTCCGCTACTATTGTAAATTTTTGACGTTTCTACGTAGATAACTTTTTAGAAACTTTACAAAGTCCATTCGATACTGCATGTAACTGATTTTGAGAATTTGTACACCATTCTAAATTTAGAAGCCCGGTGCACCCTTACATCAGCTGAAGGCAAGCTCCTTTCATTTTTTTATTTTTTATCTTTGGAATTTAGCCAGTAGAACTACTGGTGTGTTAGAATCAGTGATAGTTTTCTTCATTGAGTAAGTCGTTGAATTTTTCCAACGCCTTAATAGATACTTTGTTATTTGCTTTTTCTGGTCTGATTGATACATTTAAGTGAGTATCAATGATGTGTTTTAGTTCTCTTGAAAGGGTTATTTTCCCCTGTTGGATTCCCTGTCTGTATGTCTTAGGCGGCTTATACTGCCCTGTTACTTGTTTCCCTGTTGATTGTCCACCTGCTGTAATATTGTACATCTGGAAACCTTTATCTGCAAAAGCCTTGATTGTTTCAATTTCTTTCTGGTCAAGTTCACTCTTTTTACAAGTTCTATATGCAAGTTTCCAACCAGTAGGATTACTTTCACTGTAAAACTTATGCTTTTTAAGGCTTAATGCTATGTGGTCATATTCCCCTAAATGGCTCGTACATCTCTCACGAAGTCTGAGTGCTTGTCCCACATAACTGCGCCGAATACCAGCTTCATCTACCCTGTAAAAAGCATATATGCCACTAGAATTCGGAATCCCTGGACATATCTTCTTTATTCGCTCTTCTCGTTCTTGCTTTATTGCGAATATTTGTGCGTAATTCAAATTTAGATCACCTTCTTTCAACCGAACGCTACCTGTCCGTTATTCTGCGTATACTTCTAATTATCTAAAACATCTGGATTTTCGCATTCCATAGCAACTGCAACATCTTCAATGAATTCATCCGGGATATAGATTCCAGCTTGCTTGCAAATAGCATATTGTACTTTTGCAATGCTACGGATATCTGCTCCCTGCATTTTCATAGTATTTGTTAAAACTTTAAGGAGATTTGCAACTCCACCATGAGAATGAGGGATTTTCATTTCAGCGATTTTGCTATTGGTAGTTTCTTTTAACTGATTTTCCATTTTCTTCCTCGTTTCCATTCTTTTTTGATTGAACCATCCTAAATAGCTATTAAATAAGTCGTCAAATGAATTGCTATTGCTAATTGCATTAGAAATAGTTTTGTATGTATCTTTCAGCCATAATTGAAGAATATATTTTCCATTTTCATGAAACCAGTAATAAACTTTTGCTTTGTCTGTTCTTATGCTCCATGGATTAAAATTCAACTCCATATACCAGTTGATGCAGTATTTCGTCATTCTGAAATTTTTGTTCTTCCCATTGGCATATGTCTTTGCGTCTTTACTGCTTTTTAATGTAATAAAAGGCTTCTTTTCTTCAATTTCGGAATTAACTATTTCTCTAAGTGCATCATAAACAGCAACTTCTACCATAGTTTTCTCCTAACTAAACGGAAATTCATCTTCCATACTGCCTAAATCTGGCACATCCATGAAACTAGGTTCTGGAGGCGGTACTGGTCGTGTATCTGTTTCCTGTGTCTGTGGTGACTGGCTCTTGTTTTCTGCAAAATCATGTAAATCGACAAGGCATTCATTTGTGTATATCTTGCTGTTATTTTTGTTGGTATAACTTCCAGTCTGCCATTTCCCTCTGATGTTAATTTTCATGCCTTTTCGGAGATATTTCTCAACAAATTCTGCATTCTTTCCAAGTGCTACGCACTTAATGAAGTCCGCTTTTTGTTCTGTGTTTTTGTTTCTGTCTCGATCAACAGCCAGTGTGTATCTGGCAATCTTGGTGTCGTTGGTTCCCATTCGTATTTCCGGGTCAGCTGTCAGCCGCCCAGATAATACAACTACATTAAATCCCATACAATCACCTCTCAATCTGAATGTCGCATCTAATAAGTGCGTGTTTGATTTTCTTTGTATTCCCTGTTACAACTTCTTCTTTCCCGATAATAAAGGAAATATCATCTTCCGTTACATTGAATCCTTTTGTTTTGATATGCTCCATGATGATTTCTTTAATTTCATCTGTGCCGATTCCAATTGTAATTTCCAATGGTGTTACCTCCCTGGTTTGTAGGCTGGTGGCATTGGTTGCCATGCAATGACCGGATAATATGCAAAGCCATATGCTTCTACGCTTCCCAATTTACCGTCCCCTAAATATGTAAGACTTGTTGGAAGAACAGCTCCCTTAATTGTAACTGCATATTCTTTCCAATCTCCAGGGTTTTCTTCCTTGTTTGGTTCTGGCGGCAAAATTAAATCTGTTGGAATCCACATATCCGCAGGACTGTAGGAACAGATCAGTTCTTCAACTTTCTTGATTGCATCATTCCAGCCTTTATCGTACTTGCATTCCTGTTCGGAAGGTTCTGGCTTTTTCAGACTGTCAAGTGTTTTTAAGAAGATTTTCATTGATTAATCCTCCTTAACTTTCTCGACAGTTTCCTTTATTGCTTCTTTCACAGCCTTGGTTTTAATCATCTTATCTGCCAAGGCTTTTGCCGCTTCCTGTACGATCACGCTTTTATTCTCTTCTAGTATCTCGGAAATATGAGAATGTATCATCCTACACAACGGCTCATTGGTTTCTCTACTACCATATAACTCTTTTTTATAAATAACTCCTTTGATTTCTTTGGTAATTTTTTCAACTACCCTGTCCTCAACATTTTTACGGATTTCCTTTGCAATTTCTTCCTCATTAACACCAATCGTTACTGGTATACTGAACACGCTCATTAGATTCCTCCTTTAATACTTATCAATCTCAATTTCTTTATCGTTGCAAAATTTATCTGACTCTTTAACGATAGAAGAAACTTTTTCGGAAATAACTTTTTGCGCTCTTTTAACTGCTTCTTCAAAGTCCTCAGTGTCAAGGTGGTAATCTACTATTCCTATCCATTGGCAGCTAAGAAACCAGTCATCACCAACGCCGATTATTTTATGAATCGCAATTTTAAGAGAGCTGTTTTTTAACTCAAAAATAGTTCTTTTAGTATTTACTTTGAATTTCATATTTCTCCTTTCAAAACGGACATAAGTCCAAGTTAATTTCCAGTCTAGGCGTTGCAATCTGGACGAGTGCATCATCCCAAACAACCGCTTCTTTTATCTCTTTCAAAATCTGTTCCGGGTCAGCTGCTTCATTACTCAAATGCACCAATGTTACCGTCCGTAAAGCTGCCGTATGGTTCGTATTTACTAAGCTTTTGCAAGTATCTAAGGAACAATGCCCTTTAAGCCTGTGCGTGTAATTTTCAGCTGTTTTGTCAACCAATTCTTTACAATAGTTGCACTCAATAACCAAGTGATTCAGTCGCATTGCTTTGAAGTTGTACTTGCAGTATTCAAAGTCTGTCATGTACAGTAGCTTTCCCATTTCTTCATGCTCCACGATATAACCATAATTGAAACACGGAATAAGTTGCCCTGTATCCTTGTCCCTTGTAGTATGCGGCAGATAAAAGGGTATTACCGTAAACAAGCCAACCCGAAACGGTCTTTTCTCTGGAACGCCTTTCATTAATTCTCCAGTGATGATTTTCAGGTGTTCCACGGTTTCATCATTGGTGTAAATCTGAATACCTAAATTCATTAGATTTTTAAATGATTCACGGTGATCGCTCAACCGTGTTCATGGGTAAGAAGCACACCTGAAACATCACTTGTTCTGTAATCAATGGCTTTCAAAATATCTTTGTATCTGCATCCGCAATCCAGAAGAAGTATTTCTCCGCTGTTGGATTTCAGAAAATAGCAGTTTCCATGGGTACTCCCTGTGTTGACAACTCGCATGAACATTTTTTATCACCTCGCTTTCATTCTTTTTTCGATATCCAAATCCACACTGTGGCATAATTTGACGCAATCTCCGTGCAGCATATGGTCTTTACATGAGAGATATTTTACTTGAAACTCTAATTCTGACATTTTCCTATCATTTACAGCCTTAACCCATTTTCGGACTTTCTTTTGTGTTTTTCGTTTTTTGTCTCCTCGAAGTTTTCTAATATACTCCCCATTAGAAGTTACATAATGATGAAAGCCAAGATAGCACAATCCCATTCTAAATGGCACAATCTGTGATTTAGTATTCAATTGTATTTTAAGGCTTTCGGTCATAATCCGGATAGCTTCAAGTATTTCTCTGGCTTCTTCTTTACTTTTACAAATCACATAGAAATCATCATTATACCTTCCGTAATGCTGTATTCCGTATTCAATTGTTATCATTTGATCCAACGAATGCAGTAACAGTAAAGCGTATTTCTGATTAACTTGATTTCCAAGTGGAAGTCCTGGATTTTCGGCGCTGTCAATAAATAGATGATTTAACCATACTGTAAATTCATCATCAAAATAGTAATCCACCACGTCTTTCATGATTTCATGATCTATGCTGTAAAAATATTTACGAATATCGCATTTTACAATCCAGCCATTTAAACCATTTTTACTGTAAAATTCCAACATATGATCTCGCAGACCATCCATTGCCATATAATGACATTTTCCGATTTGTCCTGCTGTGTTCCATTTTATAAAAATATTATTTAATTTCGGCGTAAGAATGTAGTCTGAAAAGCATCTCTGTACCGTCTTGTCTTTGAAAGAACACGATTCTATGATGCGTTCTTTCGGCTCATATATTTTGAATTTATTATACGGTGCTATGGAATACGTTTGATTTTCCAATTGTTCCTTCAATGTTTGGATTCCTTCCAACGCCATAATAGAAAACCTGGCAGTGCCGGAATTGAATTTCTTATCTGCCTTAACTCGTTTGTAAGATGAATACAAGTTTTCAAAATTTGCCACAATTTCTTTATCCATTTATTTTGTTCCTTTATATTTATCCATTGCGGAAAGGTTATGCATTTGCTTGTATCTATTCGGATTTCAGCTTTCTGCTTACTCTGTCTGCCTGTGATACAGGTTGGGCGAACACCGTTGTCATTGTTGCAGTTATTGTTGTTGACGTTACCCGAGGAGGAAACAACGGCTCTACAACGCATAACCTATAAAAATCATCTGTTTCTGTCTTTTGTTCTCCAAGCAATCGCCATATGCTTAATATCTGTAACCATTTTTGACCATGCCTCCATACTTCCCGAATTAATGATATTAAGCTCGTATGAAAGCTCTATATAAAAGAGAAGTTCATCACAATATGTAATTGCTTTTGTCTGTAATTCTAGCCTTTCTCTCTTATAATCTTTCAAATCTGTTCGATTGGCTTCAAAGAGCTTAGCGTGTATTTCGAGCGATTTGTTCTGCATTTTATCAACTAAAGAAAATCTGAATTTCTTAGGATATCTCCTCGCGTTACTGGTTACTATAAGCGTGTGCTTTGCTAACTGCTTGGCTTTTATTATCACCTGTAAATCTTCATTTGCCATTATTAATCCTCGTCTGATTCAAAGATTGAAGAGGAAAAGATACAAGCCGGGCGAACACCGTAGTCATAGTCGCAGCTACGGCCGTAGACGCAACCCGAGGAGGAAACAACGGCAACGCTCTTAAAATAATCATTGTAAGGTGTACTCCATGGTGTAATAAGCCACCACCATTTATCCATATTTGGCAAATATTTCCTGTATTTTCTGTATTCATCCACGGTTAAGAGTGAAATCTTATCTCTACAAGTTCCATATTCAGTCTGCCCGTCCAATGCCAACAGGTTACGGTCAAATTCAACAACTGCATTTCCATCGAAAGGCGTATTAATTTTTTCTAAAAATGATGTGTTTAATTCTTCTCTTAAAGAACTTTCTTTCCAATTGCTGGAATCTGAATCAAACATTCTTGTTTTACCATAAAAACTATTTAAAATTGCAAAATATCCATCCGGAAGCTTGTCCAGGATCATCCATTCCATACCGGAAATTTCAACCACTTCCCCTGGTTTCGGAGTGCCCATGTGTTTCTTTTTGTAATCCTCGAATTCCTCTGTAATTCTTTTTATTTCTGTCTCAAAATATTTCAAATCTTTTTTCATTTTTATTCCTCCACTTTAGATACAAAGAGATTAGATTTTAAGATACAAACTGGGCGAACACCGTAGTCATTGATGCAGTTACTGAAGTTGACGCAACCCGAGGAGGAAACAACGGCTACGCTACTCCATCCGCGTTCTTTTGTTGACCAAGATGTACATGTCCAATACCAGTCATTAAGTTTTTTGTTCGGAGTTAATTCCGTATATTTTCTTGCTTCATCAAATGTAAGAGGTCTGATTTTACATTTCACCGAAACGCCTGTATTCTGACCGTCGACCGTAATAAGATCTGCTTCATGTGTTTCAATATTCTCCGCACCAAATTCCTCTTCAAAATTCGCTAAAATTTCCGTGTCACAAAGTTCTTTTAATTCAGACTCTAAATAATCTGCATTATCCCCGAATTTTACATTTTCTTTTACAAGGTCAAAAGAAACTATCTTGGTGGTATTTTCATACTGTTCCAACACTTTGTATTTTCTTTTACCTGTAGTTTGGAATACATCACCAGGGTTCAACTCTGATAATTTGATTTTCCCACTTTTCTCCTGCTTCTCTAAAAGTTCAACCAGTTCTTTTGCTTTCTTTAAAATCTCATTCATAACTATTATCCCTCCTAGTTTTCCTCATTCACTACAATACCGCCATGTATAATAACTCTCTTTCCGTCCGAATCATCAAAGTAAACTTCGTTCTCCGATTCGGAAACATCAAACTTTCCAGACCAGGACTTGATTTTACCGCCGTTGTAATCGTAAACGGTTACGGTTCGGTTCAAACCACCGTTCCAATTACTTGAAAAAGACTTTACTTCCCTGTCAAAGCTTGCGGTACAGCCTGTGATTGATACACAAGCTGTTACTGCTGCCACAATAATCAATTTCTTTTTCATCCTACATTTCCTCCTGGCTCATAAATGACGGAATCTCTGTTTCAACTGGCTCTGCTGCCGGGATTGGCTCTTTCTCTGCTGCTTTTACGGTTTCGGCTACAGTTGGCTGCTTTGGCTTTTCTTCGATTGCTTCTGGCTGTGGAATGAATTCTTCTACATTGGCATTCTGTTTGATTTCTTCCTGCACTTCCCTGTACGTAGCATCCATCATGTTATATTCATAAGCCTGCACCGGATTATCCCATTTCTTAGGAATAGACTTCATAATGTTGTTTCGCATCTTACGAATAATCATTGATTCTCTGGATTGTGTTTCATAATAAGACGGTGAAATATACGGTCTTAATTCCTCACAGTCAATGATTGCTTCCAGTTCTCCAATGTCAGAGACCTTTTTCATGATTTCTTTTTTCTTTGCTTCAATTTGAGCTTTCTGCGCATCTGTAGCTTTATATCTGTCTGCACAAATTCCAAACGTTTCATTCTGGAGATTATTCTTGATGTGCGCTGCAAGATTCTTCAGTACATCTGCTCTTTCACAAGAAAGATATTCAATATGTCCGTCCTTATACTGAATCGGATATACGATACGCACTACCTTACCTACACCAGACTCTTCCCATTCTGGCGGTGTGATTTCCACACCCTTATGTCTTGGTGGGATATACTTATCACCTTCTCTGACTTTCCAGTACGGGAATACTTTAGCTACATCGACACCATATCTGCTTACAAGAGCGTCATTTCCATCGCCCTCAATCGCAAATTCGATTTTCTTCTCCCACTGAGGTTTCTGCCCTTTCGCCGCTATGTTTACGTTTCTGATTTGGAAATAACACTCTCTCGGCTGTGCGTTTGCGTTCAGTTTTAACGCTGCTACTTTGCTCAGAATGAATTTAAGGTTAGAGCCATTAATTGCTTCAAAACTCACTCCACTCTCATGCACCATCTGGAAAATAGATCCCATTGCTGCCACTACGCAATCCTTTGAGTAGGAATCAAATTCCATTCCTCTTGAAGTTAAATCTCTTTCCATTAAATCAACATAACGATTTGTGTAGTAGGAAAGCTGTGTGTTAAAATTTGCTACCTGTGTGTTTTCTGTCATTTTAATTCTCCTTTTCTTTATTTATATGCTCAGTGGCATATGAAACAGGATGAAATAATTTGTCCTATGTTGAATTGTAATTTCCTGTTCTTTCATTAACTGTTTTATTTTTTCCTGTTGTGCTTTCCGGGCATTCACCCGGATTCATATGCCACCGATTTTTTATTTACTATACGTGGAATCTGCCTTGAAAAAATGTTTTCCCCATGTTGCTGTTAGCATTTTCCCCTCCTAATTATCAGATTCCTTTTACTTTCAAATCCCCATCCGTCACTCTCAGAATAATCATCTGCCTGTCTAATACAGGAATTCTGCTTTTGTCAATGCTCTCCGAATCATCAATCCAAATCGGCAGATTCAGCCCATTCATTTCCTGTAATCCATTCAGTAAATCAACCTCACAAAGAATTTTGTCGGAATGATTTAATCCGCTATTGTAGTCGATTCCATTACAGATCATTTTGCAAGTTTCTACTGGATTTCCCTCAATCGTGTAATCAAGAAAACTAAACTGGAAATGCTGGAAAAATGGATTGATTTTCTCTGCCAGTGCCTTATTTTTCTGAATTGAGAAGTTAAGAACGGTGTCGATGTTCTTTTCGATATCAGCTTGTACCTGTCCAAGGATTTTCAGTTCCTCATTCAGTTCGGCTACTCGCTTTTCTTTCTCTGTGACTGCTGCCTGTGCAATCTTAATGTCTGCATCCACATTGGAAATCTGTTTCATAACATTGCTGATCTGCATTCTCAATTCCTGTTTCTTTCCAGGAACATCTTCAAATGATTTCAGTTTCTCTTCAAGTTCTGCAATTCTCGCTGTAACCGCAAGATATTCTTCATCATTTGTCATATCTACAGATTCCGGAAGCTCCACAAACTTGGACTGTTCTTCCTCAATCTGTTTAGTAAGTTCAGCAACTTCATCCTGTGCTACGCCGATTTCTGACTGTAATTTGCTGATTTCCTCGTTAGTTTTCTTTAATTTTGCAGCGGAAGTATTTCCAAGGTCGCAGACATATTTAAGCTTTTCCTGCTTCTCCGATTCAAAGGATTCTTTTACTTTCAACTGTGATTCAATTCTAGCCTTCTTCTTTTCTTCAAAGGAGGCTTTCAATTCGGCAACCTGTTCTTCTGGCAGTTCCTGTCCACAGGTGGGGCAAATGGTATCAGAATCATTGAATGTTTCAGCTTCAATAGCTTTCAGTTCAGAATCATCCCACTCCATTTCTTTGATTCTCGGATAGTCCTGTCTGGCTCTATCCAAGTCGGCTTTTGCCTGTTGTCCAGCTCTTATGTGGTTGTCCAGTTCCATTCCCAACATTCGGATAGCTGATTCTTTTTCAATTTTATTTTTTGCAAGGTCATAATACACATTCATAATAGCTGCTTTCTTTTCTTGCAGTTCTTTATCTGCCTTGCTAACAAGTCCATCCTTTGAAGATTTCAGCCCTCGGATTTCATATGAAAGACTGTTATATCCTTTTACAGAATCTTCAAGAATCCCTTCCTGTTCTTCCAGCTTGGAAAGTTCCACATTAAGCTCCTGTTTTTTTGATTCCAGGGAAGAAGTATCTTCTGCTTCAACAGTCCGATTAGTTTCGTAAGCAATCTCTGTATTTTTTGCATCAACCTTTTTCTTTTGTGCATTCAGTTCTTTTCGCAGTTTTTTTAATGTATCCTCTACGGAATGCCCCTTTGTGATTTCTTCCACATGAGCGTACTGTGGATTCTCTTCCATAAACTGAGCAATATCGAAACCAGACATCTTTTCCAGTACCTTTCTGGATTCTGCTGTTGACTTCTGCAATGTGTCCAGAAATGGTTTTGGATTACTGCACATCAGAAGCGTTGAAGGTTCTGCTATTGACTGGATGAACTCGGTATAATCCTTTGATTTAGCCGGGAATCCGTCAATTTCATAAGAAGTTTCATTTCCATAGAACACCTCTTCGGACTGTCCTTTTGGTTTTCTCCACTTTTGCTTTGTGATTTTTCGGATCACTTTTTCTTTCCCATTAATCGCAAGTGTAAGCTCTCTTACAACATCAACCTTTGGCACTTCCACGCCATTTTCTTTTCTACGAATAGAAGTCGGTTCTGTACCATTCGCCATCTTTCCTGTCAGAATGTCCAAATATGCGTCCTGCAATGTGGATTTTCCTTCTCTGTTTCTGCCAGAAATCTCTGTTCTCGGAAATAAATCTACAGACTTACTCGGAAACTTCTTGTAATTCTCCAACGAAATCTTTTTTACTTCCACTTTCATGCTCGATTATCCTCCCTATTGATACCTCATATGCAGTTCTAAGCTCTACTTCATCACCAGATAATTTTTTATGATAAATCCGGATCTGGATTCTTCCGATTATGCTTATGTAATCACAGACCTTGAAATCAGCAGCTTCTCTGGCTTCTTTCCACCATGCTATACATGGGATATAATCTGTTCTTCGCAAGTCATATTCATTGCAAGCAATCATCAAATCACATACTTCTTTTCCTCTTGGTGTTCTACGGTACACAGGTGGCTTGCAAAGATAACCTTCCATAATGATTTTGTTTTTACCTTCTGCACTCCCATCACCATCTCCACACCAGATTGTTTCCGCTTTGATTTCAAGAATCAAATGTGACTTTCCACTTTCATGTTTGTTTGAAGAACTGTATCTTCCTTCAACATAGACGTGTTTTCCAATCTTTAAGCCTTCCGTCTGCTTTTCTTCAACAATTACCGGAAGTAAATCTACGTTCCCGCTGGTACGCTTTGCACCAATATAGAATCTTACGAATTTTTCTCCGTCCTTGAAAAACGTTCCTGGCTGAATATCCATTATTACGCCATATATCTGAACTTCATTCTTATTATTCTTCATCCTCCAATTTCTCCATTTCTTTTACGGAAATCTCATATACACTTTCCGTTTCTTCCCCATTAACATAAACATCACGGCTCATTAACCTTCCGTTTACTTTAATGTAATCATTCCTTTTAACGTCTACTGCCAGATCAGCACCTTTTCCCCATAAAGTACAGCGAATAAAATCTGCTCTTTCCGAATAATCCCTTGGAATTGCCACGAAAAGATTTAAAACTTTCCTGTGCGTTACTGGTGTAAGTTTTGCATATGGCTCTTTCGTGCAACTTCTGGCAATAAACTCTACTTCGTTTATATCACCATCTGGAACCTGTTCTTCCAGGATTTTCACTTCATCAGCTGCGATATAATTAACATTGTGGTGCTTATTTGGATTTTTAGAAGTGTCCATGCTTCTGATTGCTCCTGTTACCACAACTTCTTTTCCGTTATAATCATTGTCACGCACAACGGAATCTTCTATAACTATTAGAAACATATCTACTGCACCGCTTTTACGAATGACTGTCAGCATGAATTTGTAATAGTATCTTCCGTAATGTTCGTGGCTAAATACTATTTCCCCGGCTCTGCCGGATAATCTTACTTTGTTTAATCTTTGCATTTATTTTTCCTCCATTCCTAATATAATAGGAAGAAACACCATTGAGAATAAGACTGTTGATACGAAGAAAACCCCGATAACATCAAATGATGTGAGCATCCATGTGACTGAGAAGATTACTGTAAACATCCCTATCCCCACAAATATTTCTTCTATTGTCTTTACCACCTCTTTCATTTTGTCCTCACTTTCTTCTGGATGTGGTTACTGCAAGAGCAGTTGCCAGAATAGCGATAATTACATTTCTTGCCATCACTTTTTCCTCCAGATCTGTAATAATTTCACTGGCAAGTGGCTGATTTTCGCCATTTTTTCGCATAAAAAATCCTCCTGTAATAATTTCATTTGTCAAATACAGGAGAATGTGTTATAATTCCCTTGTATTTAACTTAGTCCAATTAAGTTAGATACCGTCCTGGTTGGTGTGCCAGCACCTTCCAGGGCAACTTAATCTACTTTTTCCTTTGGTTCCATCGCATCAAGCCCCAGCATTCTAAAGACCATGTCCTTAGTAAAGTCGTAATCCTTTACGTTTCTCGCCCAAGCTTCAAATGCTTTTAATCTGCCAACCAGAACAGCGTATTCCTCATTGGAATTTTCTGGAACGAAATCTGTGCTGTTATTCTCTCCCATAATTAATCCTCCTTCCCACTCATTTCCCAAGCCGCCTTCAACATTCCAGCTGCAAGAATCAAAGATAATTCCTTATTTTTCTCTATAACTTTCTCTCTGCGTTCCTCATCACTCAAAAAGCCTACTTCAGCGAAATCCTTAAGAATTTTAATTGCTTCCTTCTCGTTAAATTTCCCGTTTTCAACCATTTCTTTCTTGAGGGTATCAGTAATTACGGCATACTCAGATAATAAATCTGCCATGACTCCCTCGATTTTGATGGTTTCGTTTTTAATTTTAATCATGCTGTTTTTCCTCCATATTTTCTTTTATTCTCTCCATCTGAATGTTATAAGTGTTCAGAAAGGAGGTGTGTTAAAATGTTTCTCAAATTAAAAGTTTCCTGTAACTGTCGTTGTAGCTACTACTTGAATGAAGCAATAAGTGCGGATAAAATTTCGTGTCCAAACTGTGGCAAAGAGCATCCGTATTCAAAAGAAATTCTTTCAATGCTTCATACCGCAAATGAAATTCAAGATGTATTTGATTCTGATGGCTTTGATATTAAAAGCATTACCACAGAAGTCATTCTTTGACCGGAATATATGAAAGCTCTTCAATAACCAACTTCATAAATTCTAAGAACCCTTTTGCTTCCGTAACGGACAGATGGCATTCGGCAATTTCATTTTTTACTTTTTTGTAGAGTTCGTCTGCTTTCTGTCCGTTTCTTCTTCTAAATTCTAAATATTTCTGTCCCTCATGGCTTGACAGATTTTCAGATAAATATTTTTCAACATTCATTGTGTTCTTCCTCTCCTAACTTGCCATTTCATTTCCCAAAAACTTGTTAATAAAATATAGTTGCCCTTTTCCAGTAACTTTTGTGGTTCTCGTTACTCGGACACTTCCATCTGGATTCTGAACACTGGATTCCTTAACTTCAAATAGCCCCTGTTCAATGTATCTCTGCATTGGCATGTTGTAACTCGCACCAGACTTCATCAGATATCCGTTTTCTCGCATCCACTGGAACAATCTCTTCTGTCCTGTCTGGACACCGTTCTGGCAAATAAGTTTTGCCAAATCCCCAATAAGAATTGATGTGTGACTGGTTGACACTGCATCGGCAAAAATTGTCTTTGGTCTGTCGGCTTCGATTTTTTCCACAAGAGACTTATTTGTATCTTTCAGTTTCGCAATGGTCTGGTCTGCCATCTTTAATGCTCTGGCAAATATCTGTTCTGGAGTATTCCAGGCTTTCTCCAAATCAATAAGGCATTGCCGGCATTCTCTTCCTTTATCAGTTCTACTCATAAGGCAAATGTGTTTTGCCATGTCTACTGATAAAAAATAATCTTGTATTTCTCTGTGTGCTCCATTGTTTACAACCGTACCCGAAAGTACACTTGTAAAATCCTCGTTTTCTACAAACCCTTTTGAGTTTGTCTCAAACCACGCAGAAAATCTTTTGCTGACTTCAAGTGCCTTATAAAGTTCTCTTGCTGATACCGTAGGCTGTTCACCTTCATAATTAATCGGTATTAATTCGTTCATTCTTCTCCTTTCTTGTGTTATACTCTCCTTTGGAAAGGAGGTGTTAATTTGAAAAGCTTTGATGATTTTTTAAAAACTATTGACATCTTTAAAATCTACAGTGTCACATTTAACACTGGTTGGAAGTAACTCGGTCAATTTTGTAATACTCATATTATTTATCCTCCGTTTCTCTTGCTTCTTTTTCTTTAGCTTCTTTTTCTTTTTGTTTACCACGCTCTCTAATGTGTTCTACCATCCAATCCGCAGAACCATTTCGCTTACAAGTCCTTGCAAATCGTTCATAGAACGGAAGATCTTTCCATCTTGGTTTGTCTTTTTTCATTTTTCCTTACCTCCGTTTTAATTCATCAGTGTATTATATGCTTCCTCTAATGAACAACTTAAGTCAATCATTAGCATCATACATTCATGAGCAGTTTCTTTAATATACCGTGTTTCTTCTTCTGCGGTTAAATCTCTTTTTAACGCAGCTTCTGTTTCGTAAATCCATGAATCAAGACTATTATCTTTTATCATTAGTGCTCTTACTTTTTGCTCAATACTATTTAACTTCATTTGTCTTGCCTCCGTTAGTCTCTTTTCTTTCCATCATCATAGAATTTTGAGGTTCGAGAAGAGGTCTATCAATAATGCGTTTTTCGAAGCTTTTCTTATCTTTTTTAGAAACTCGTTTTTGTGGCTGCTCCAGGATATTGCGAATAGATTGGAGTTCTTTCAAAATAGAATAAAGAACATTATATGTATCATACATATATTTTTTCTACCCTCTGTGATATAATCTCCTTTAGGAAGGAGGTGTTAATAATGGAAAACTTTCAAATTGCTCACGACTTGGCTGTTGCCAAACTTTGTTCTGAGCTTCTAGGGAATTTAGATGATTCTCATATCTGTCAAAAATATTTTAAATATCGTACAGATTTTTCCAAACTTCTCAATTCCCATGATGAGAATTACTTTCTTAATGAGTTGGATAAAAAGAAAGTAGACAATTGTTCTTCTGTCAAACGACCATTTTAACTTTTAGATGTACTCTGTGTTGTCTTCGCAATATAGAGTACATCACAAAAGAAAAACTGTACCTTGTAGTCCATGCCATTTTCTTCCCACTTAAGCTCCATAATTGAATCTTTATCGAAAGAAATTTTTTCGTATATACCAGAAGGCATATGTAACTCTGTTCCGTTTTTGAACTTCACAATAGTCTCGCTAGGAATATTCACTTTCTCACCTCCATTAAGAATTTTCTTTTTTGTCAGCTTCTTCATCCTCTTTTTCGGAAAAGCTTTCCACTTTCCCGAGAATGTATCCTTTATCAAACTCTGACATTTTCGGAATTGCTTCTTTCAGCTTTTCTACGATTTTTTTTTCTTTTTCTGACATTATCTATTTCACTTCCTTTCTTCTACGCACAATATTTAATTTCGTATTCAGTTACGATTTTGGAGAAAATCTCTCGCAGCTTTTTATCGTCATCGATGACGTCCATTTTGTTTAGTGAATTAATCTCTGTTTTGGTGCAACCATTTTCAGCCATGCGTTTTCGCTTATTTCTTAATCTTGTATTCAGATCACATCCAGCCCGGCGTTCTAATTCTGTGTACATTTCTGTTCTAAGCATTTTAAACTCTGCTCCAGCACCTTTTTGTATGCGATTGAATTTAGAATTAATTTCTGAACGCCAGTTATCAAATACAGGCTTAACCGCTTCTTTGATGTTCTCTGTAGTTGCAACAGCTTTATCTGCGGTTTCTTTGGCAATTAAAATCTGCCTGTCTCTTTCTTTGTCGGCAAGTTCTTTCTCTACCATTTGTGAAAGTAGCCCCTGTAACATTTGAAGTTCTGGTGACAATGCCCTTTTTACAGTTTCTTTGGTTTTAAAGTACCCATTTACAAGCTGTCTCTGAACATCCCATGCTAAATCGTCTGTGAAAGACTTTACTAACATTAGATATCCTTGTTCTGTGGCAAGGACAACTTTTTCTGGGACGCCGCCTTGTGGTCTTTCCAAACCAAGCGTCCGAATTTCGGACGGCTGAGTTATAACGAAGAAATCTTCTCCTTCAATAAAGTGATTTCGATTGTCGTTGAATCTCTTCCTTGCCGTTCCGTCTGGTCTGCCGTGTACCATGTCAATATCTTTCAATGTAACAACTCGCTGACCGTTATACTCTTTTATTGAGATATCTGAATTTCCAATATGCACTAACTGGTTCGTGTTTATCACTCCTTTCTTAATCTGATTTTCAATTCCGTTTTGTGTTGAAAATATTTTTCCTATGTGTTAAAATTCTTTCATACCCAAATAATGGGCAATGAAAGGAGTTGTTTGTTTTGACCCAACTTTTGAATTTGCCCTGTTCCTTATTGTAGGTCGCAAGCAGAGTAACCTGCGTTACCAAAGTACGTTAAGCAATTTCGTTCACCGTATTGAACAAAATTCCTACATTCGCCAACTAATGGGCAGCTAATCTTTTTTTACTCAATCGCAGAACTAAAACTGCGTAAGTGGCGAAGTGTTTCAAGAAACATTTGGTGCTGCTTATGTGACTGAACAAGTGCGTTCAGTCTGCAAAACACATAAGGTAAACAAATTTAGGCAAGAACTGATAGGACAGCACTCCTGTCAGTTTTTTGCTATTCTTCTTTAAACAGATATTCCAGATCATATTCTGGAAAAAGCTCTTTTTTAGAAAGAACTGCTTCTGGATATGTAAAAGGTGTTTTACCCTTTATCTTGTTCTGAATAGTCCTTTCATCAACACCAAGAACCTTTGCAAACGCTCTGATTGTAATTCCTTTATCATCAAGAGCTTTTTTTAAGTTATTCAACACTTTGGCTCGCCCCCTTCCTTGACTTCGTGAGTTTATAATATCACGTTGCGAGTTAGATGTCAACAGTAAATATTGACTTTGTGAGTTTTTTGTGATATATTATCATCAGGAGGTGAAAAAAATGAAAGATAGGATTAAGCAAGTGCGCAAATTAAAAAATCTTACACAAACAGCATTTGGAGAAATAATTGGAGTGAAAGGCAACACTGTTACTAATTACGAAACTGGTCTTAGAACTCCAACTGATGCAGTTATCAAATCTATATGTAGGGAATTTGATGTCAACGAAGAATGGATTCGTACTGGTAATGGCGAAATGTTTACACCTGGGATTAAAGACAAGCAAATTTCTGCCATGCTTGCAGACGTAATGAAATCTGGAGAAGATTCTTTTAGGCATCGTCTCGTGTCTGCGTTAGCCAGATTGGATGATGATGGTTGGGACAACTTGGAAAAACTAATTGACATGATTTCTGATAAGTAAAAGAAAAGACAAGGGTAATGCGCAAACCCTTGTCTTTTTTTACACTATCCAATTAACTTTTTCACAAATACATAAATCACTTCTATCCAATGATTATTCGTGCATTTTTCTATCATCTCAATAATTTCTTTCTTGTAATCCACGTAAATCCCTCCCAATATTCCAAACATCTGTTCTTATTTATTGAATTATATCATGTTTTCATAACCATATAATGGGACGGAATTGTTTCCGCTTAAATCTTTCCTGGCAAGCTGGTTTCTTCTGATTTTTCTATGAACTATAAGTCTTTTTGTGTAAATATTGTGATTTTTGCTTTTCCAAATCGTAATAGTAATAGATAGAAATAAAGGGGCTGGATGCTTGTCTGCGAGGGATTTATAGCGTTCATGAACAACCTGTTTTACCTCTGCTTTTCCAGTTTCGATAGTTTTATTCCTCCCAAAGATAATACTACGATCCGGGCAGAAGTAAACATATTGAATCAAGAGCACATGCACGAATATCAGTATAAACACAATTATGATTTTTTTATGTTTCTCCATGAATCCATCCCCTTTACACTATCATCTTAATGTATTACAATAACATTGTATCAAAAAATATACAATTACACAGGAAATGGCGAAATTAGCACCTCTGGTGGCGAATTTTACATGAAAAGGGATGATTTGAATGCGAATTGCAATATGTGATGATAACGAAATCCAGATTGATATATTTATGCATCGGATTAATAATTTTCTCAAACGAAATGGTGATATAAAAGCATTGATTACTCCGTATGATAAAGGGCAGCCACTTATTGATGATGTGGCAGATGGCGAGTGGTATGATATTGTGGTTTTGGATATCGTTTTGAGAGAAGAAAATGGAATTGAAGTTGCAAAGGAATTGAGATCCAGCGGATATAACGGAAATATTATTTTCTGGACAGCCCATAAAGAGTATGTTTTTGAAGCTCTTGATATACTCCCGGTACACTATATTATAAAAGGATCTGAAAACGGCAGAATGTATACTGCTTTCAATCATGCTCTGGAACATATCAGCAAAAGCACTCTTATGATAAAAGGAAAAGACTTTATTCATCGGGTGGAGTTTCAAAATATAGAATATATTGAGAGCCGAAACAAATACATCATTATCCACTGCACTTGCGGTATAGTTTATACGGAACGATGTAAACTATCCGATATTGAAGAATTACTGGATTCCAGATTTTTGAGGTGTCACCAGAGCTACATAATAAACATGGATGAGGTAAAAGAAATAAACACTTCGTTCCTTATGTTTTCTGGAAATACAGTGCCGATCAGAAGAAAAGATTATGCAAAAATAAGAAACGAATTTGAGGAATATACGACATTTAAATAGCTCCCGGGAAAACCCCGGGAGTATTATTATTTCAGTAATTCATTGACTTTTTTCTGTACTTCTGCGTAATTGTAGCCAGCGGATTCCAGACGGTCTCGTCTATCCTGTCCGTTCCCCCATTCGCCGTTGATTACCTCTTTTGCAACTTGGGCTACACTTTTCTTTGCTGTCATGGAATACACTACTTTTCCGTTCCAATCAAACACAGTATATCCAGCCTTGCAAGCTTTTTTCGCATTTTCCAGTGACTTGTAAGCCCCTATCTGGCTCTTGGAATCCTTCCAGGTCTTGCGGACACGGTAATACTTGTCAACCTTTGCTGTCGGTTTTGTGGTTGATGTTGTTGTGGTTTCGCTAGAAATAAGCTTCTTGAATCTATCCCAGTCGCCCTTTCCACGAATAACGGATGGACAATTCTTAGCACACACATCGTAATGCTGCACTACTCGGCTTGCTGGGATTCCGTATTTCTTCATAAGCTGCTTGCACACATCAACGGTATTCTGGAATGCTTTTTCGTAGTTATATCCAGCATTCATGCACATTTCAATTCCAATGGAATTACGGTTGTTCACTGTCCCGAACAGTTTGCCGCCATAATTTACCCCAATGTGCCAAGCTCCACGATTATACGGCAAGGCTTGGTATGCTGATTTATCGTCCACGAATACATGGGCTGAATAGCCATGAAAATTGCCATTATGCTGTGCAGTGGCGTGTGCTTTGGCATCCGCTGTTTTGGCAGTATTATCTGTATTATGAATAACAATATACAGAGGTGTTTGTCCTGCGTAACTGTTGTTGTTGCTGATTAATGAGGTATTGATATTCATGTATGTTCTCCTTTCATTATTGAGGTTAAAAAGTGCATAATAAAAAGCACCCCAAATGGAATGCTCTTTAGCACAAACTCTTTATCCTATATATTTACGGTGATTATACTTCACATCTTCATCTTTTACTTTTGCGTATATCATAGTGGTATTTACACTAACATGGCCAAGCATTCTCTGGACATCAGTAACAGGAATTGATTTTTGAATCATATCTGTGGCAACTGTATGTCTAAACAAATGTGGAAATAACTCTCTTCCAATATCAGATCGTTTCCCGAGATTCCTTATAACTCTCTCGATAGCTTCTTTCTTTAAAGAATTGTGTGGCTTTCTTTCCGATACGAAAAGATATTCGGATTTATCATCTCTGCTATTGAGATATTCGGAAAGATACAAGGCGCACTTTGCTGTAATGTATGATTTCCTGTGCTTACTTCCTTTTCCAAATAACCATACTTCTCCTTTTTCAAAGTCCACATCAGAAATCTTAATTGTGCAAGTTTCCGTAACCCTGGCACCAGTGCTGTAAAGAAACTCTACAAGTGCTTTTTCTCGAATATTTTTTCAGGCCATTCTAACTTTTTCCAATTCAATAGCCGTAAGTCCTTCTCGTTCTTTTCTCTCATACTTAATAACTTTTATTGCTCTGCAAGGATTCTTCCCGATATACCCCTCATTTGCAGCCCACTCGAAAAAAGCATGAAGCGCTGACCTGCGACTATCCAATGTACGATTGCTAATATTCCGTTCCTTCTGTGTGTAATACAAATATGCTCGAATATCATTTGAAGTAATATCAGAAATATCTTTATCCATTCGAGAAAAGAAATCATCCAGATACATTTGATATAATTCAATTGTTTTGTTACTTAGTCCCTCAATTTTTCGACTTACAAGATAAATCTTAAAACATTCTGGCAGATACCCCTTGTATTTACCAATGGCTGTTTCCCTACGTTCAATATCATAGTCCTGTACGTGAAGAAACAATTCATTCTGGACAAGTTTTAAGACTTCATCAGACACTTTTCCGTAAAGTTTGGCGGTGAATTCATTTGAAAATTGTTCTCTCATCATAAAAATCCCTCCTTTTGGGTTCACAAAGGGAGAGTACTGTGCTATAATAATACTGTACCCTTTGTGGTGCTTGGAGCTGAGTTTTTTGATTGGTAGTCGGGAACTCAGCTCCCTTTTTTGTCGTTCCGATTTTGATATGCTGATTATAGCATATTCATTTTATGTTTGGTAGTGTTTTGTTATTTTTTTCTTACTTCTCCAATAAACTCTATAGTGAGACAAAGATTGAAAAAATAGGATATACCGGAGAAACAAACTTCTATCAAGTAGATTTATCTGCATTAAGTTTTGGCGTCTATGAGTTTTTCGCCTCAACCGGTCAATACTGTTTACTTGGAAATTATGTTGATTATTGGTCAATAATTAGTAGCACTAATGATGAGTTCAAACTTATTGATAAAAATACATTGCAAATATACTCTGGTTCATGGTATTCCGATGTGTACAGAAGAAAAATTTTATAATTTTTAACTGTAACTTTTAAATACAACCGGAACTTGGGAGAATGGAATTTAAATTAAAGCCATTTTTATCTTAGCTCACTGTCATAATATTTTTACCCATTTACCATTAGAATACTGCGCTGCCGCTAATTTTTTCGAAGCGTTTTCCACCCCAATGAAATTTATATTGTTTTGCCCAGCGAGTACAATCCCCCAAGCCCAGCCGCTGTACAATCCGCCAATTGTTCCCCATACAGGAAGTAAATTACAACCATCGCCAGCGCTTACGCTATTAAGTATAGTGCTGACACTAGCTTCATCACTAAGATTTAAGACTTTTTTCGGCACCTTATCACCATTTAGTGCATTTATTGCCCCGATGATTGTCTTGTTATTAGTCTCTAATTTCGAGATAACAGCCGTTGCCATTTTATCAACTACATAATCCCAAAACTTGCTCATTAATCCGCGCTTATTCGCTCTCGCAGTTGCGTCATACAGCATTACTTCGTCATTATCCGCTAACGTATTTTTTGATGTGTATTCAGTCCATTTCGGCATGTTGCTGTCCTCCTTTAATTCAACTGATTTTTATTGATATAGTCTTCAATTGCCTTAATGTTTGCCGAAAGCCCATCGTCAAAAATGAGAAAATTTCCTTTCTCGTTCTGGCTCAAAACCTTTCCACTTTCGGTATCAATCGTTGAGTAGGTAAAGGCGATTCTATCGCCCTCTCCTGTTGACAGTTTCATAAATGATGTAAGCTTTTTAATCACGCTCATAATAATTCTCCTTCCATTTCTGAAATTAATTTTTCTCTTTCCGAGAACATTTCATTCTCAATGTCGTTCAATCGGAAATTAACTTCTCTGTCTTCTTTTCCGGCGTTGAACCGTATAAATTCTTTGTTCTTCTGCTTTGCCTTTAATTCCCATGCAAACCGAAGTCCAGGTGTTCCTTTTACAACAAAATAGGTATCTGCTTTTTCAGATACCCAAGACTGCCCCTCTCCTTCATTTTGAAGGAACACATAGTATTCAATTGCTGTTTCTGTTGATTCCTGGAATATATCATCAATTGAGATAATTGCTATTCCGTCTTTTCCAATCACTCCACCACCAAAATCTCCCAAAGTCGGAGTTGGTGTCTCGTAACAGTAAAACAGTTGTTCTCCATAGTTTTCTGTTTCTGCTATTATGGATTTTGTGCCGGAAACCTTAAAATCGCCAAAAATACTAACATCTGAATTGAATTGTGTTCTTCCCAGATAATGTTTTGAACCGTCTGTAAAGCCACTTTCTGTTGTTGTATTATGTGGTGTTAAATTTAATGAGTTAGCGTAAGAGGATGCAATACCACTTGCGCTGTATTTAATAAATTGTCCTTGTGCATCCATAGCAAGCATTGATGGAGCGTTATATTCATTTCCTACGGAAATCTGTAGGGTTCCATTTTTTTTATTATAAATTCTGTTGTTTTGAATCGTAAATCCGCCTATAGTGGCTCCAATTGCCGCAAGCTCATTCAAGGACATTTTTTCAGCCGTGACCGCCTTAGCATCTAATTTTTCTGTGGTAATAGAACCAGCTGCTAGAGCATTAGCGGCTATGCTCAACGCTTTAATAAATTGTCCATTTACATAAATGTTTCCGTTTTCGTCTAAATAAATTCCCTGTGCCTTGCCACCATTGGTAAGCTTGCTGAAAATATCGACTTGTGTCTGTCCATCGACAGCTGATTTTGCTGAGCTATTAGCAATCTCATCGACCGTCTTTCCTTGTAGCGAAAAAGTCTTTGGAGCTAGAATAACATTTCCGTTGCTGTCGATTTCTAAAGTCACATTATTGTCGTCATCAATAACTTTCAGTCCTCGACCATTGATTCTCTCACCAGCAAGCAGTCCAGCCAGAATATATTTTGCATTAATGTATACTTTTCCATTTTTGATATAGATTCCCTGTTCAGTGCCGCCTTTTGTGAGTTTATTGAACACTTCATCCTGTCCAAGACTGGTATCATACTTATCAATTGCATTTTTAATATCGTCTTTGTCTGCATACTTGAAATCAATCCAATCGGATGCGTCAAACGCTCCGCCAACACGATTTACAGTGGATGTTTTGAGGGAAGCCTTTCCTTCACTATTGGTTGTCACCCACAAGTCACCTTCGTAATATGGCGGTTTTGGCTGAACCATATAGACAGATGACTTCCCATCTATCTTGTCTAACAGCTCATTTGATATGGATTGTGGTTGCCAAATACCGGATTTGTAAATCCATTGAGTGTTATCAGAAGTATTGTGCCAAAGGTCACCTTCATGCTCTGCTTTCTCTGATTCCCATACCAAGATAATTTCATTCCCGGATTCATCCAGAATCTTGTTTCCGTCAATATCGCACCATGGTTGTTCCTCTGTTTTTGTCCATTTAAGAGAAGGGTCGTTTGGCTGATACCAAGTTTCAATTTTTCCATCAATCTGTGTTTTTAAAGAATTAAGAGAATCTTTAAAAACGCCATTGATAAATAAATCTAAAGAACTATCATCTGTGTATTTTGAAGCCTTTTCCCAATCTGAAGCAGAATAAGAACCGCTTGCTCTGGCAACTTTACATCTCATCAAATCACCATTAGAGCCTTGTGTCCATAAGTCTCCAATGTCATAAGGTGGCTCTGGCTGAACTACGAATACTCTGCGCTTATGATCTGCCGTATCTTGCGCTTTTTCTGCGGCGGCAAGTGCTAACGTGATATCGGTATCTTGTACCAATTGCCATTTCCAAGTTGCCCCATCTTGCATAAAACGGTACGCATATCCCCTGGATTTCCAGTAAAATAGGTCGCCCTCATGTTTCTTTCGTTCTTCGTTGGTAGTCCACTCGGAAGCCGGGATATTCTGCAAGGTCGGTTCATAGTCATAAAAAAAAGTCTCAATCTGTCCGTCGATTTGAGACTGCAAATTATTGATATCAGTTGTGTATGTATTGCTTATAAAATTATTTACTTCTGTTTCTGCTTTTTCCTTTGCAATCGCATTAACATCTTTTCCCTTGACTTGTACGGAATCCGCATTAATAACAACCCTTCCTGTTGTTACATCAACCAGGAAAGTTATGTTTCCATCTTTATCAATAGCCTTAATGGTTCCCGTATTAATCCAATCTGCATTAACACCTGTAGCCGTAAGGATTCTGGCAATCACATCACCATCAACTGTCATGCCACCATTCCAATGTTGCCCACCATCTGTAGAAACAGCCCATGCTTCCGCAGTCATTTTCCATATAATATCAGAATCGGACAACTGTGGCTTATTATGAAGATAATAGATTTTGCTTCCGTCCGGCTGTGTTTCTACTGTCGTGTATGTTCCAGAAGATTCCGCAAGGCGTTGTGATAATTCTTCCAGTGCCTTTTCTCTGGCGGTACGTTCATCTTTTAAGTTCTTTTTGTTTTCAGCTTGCATCTGTTGGTTAAGTGTATACTGTTTCTGCTTATTCCTAGATACACTCTTAGCACTGCATTCAAGTTGCTCAAATGCGCCTGGATTCAAAGTAACAGAAGTTAGGAAGCTCTTATACTGTTTCCCGTTTCTGTCGGAAATCTCAATGGTGTCACCAGCTTCCCATGCTATATTAGTCAATGCGCCTGTAGTAAATGGTCTGAATTTTAGCCCCACGCACCTGTCTGCGATAATCTGGCAGATTTTCTCCCCGGAGCCCTCTTGAATTAGCTTATTATCACTGATTTCGATAACATAGCCAGTTTTCCCCGACTGATATGTTTTCGCTTCATTTTTAGAAGAATTTTCAACGTATTCTGCAACTTTTATGCCTGTTATTTCAACATCATACAACCATGGTGTGAATCCATTCGTATTTATGGCTGTAATACCCTTTTGCATAACAGTGATAATCTGTGCACCAGCGGTATCTAAGATGTCTTTCCCTTCAATATCATTCCATGGTACTTCTGCCTTATTATAAAAATTTTCCGGTACTTCATTTTTGTACCAGTCAAGGCATAATCTGCCGTATGCATCTGTTTTCGCCCACTGGCAGCCCATCTGTGCTACCCATGCAATTACCTGTCGGAAAGTAATGCTGCTATCATCTGGTCGATTCTGGATTACAAAATCATCGTTATCAAATCTTGTTGATTGCAGTGTTACTCCGCACACCTCGCAAGCATCCTGGATGATCTGTAATCTAGTTGCCGGATAAGTCAGCTTACTTTCTGAATAATCACGATCAAATAATCGCATGGAATCTTCACAAGTTAGGCTGATAATAGCTGTGTTCTGGTATGGGGCATCTGTTACTGTCATAGTGCAGATACGGATTTTCTCAATACCAGTAGATAATTCAAGCCCAATATGGCAAACAACTCTCGCTCCGTCCCAGATGTAATCTGTGTACTTGCCAGAAAAGTTGTTGATCTGCAATGTCAGCTTATTTACGATAGCTGCGCCGATATCAAAAGAACCACTTTGCGATACTGCATCCTCAAATTTGAAGCCATTAGACCATAAGTCTTTGTCGGTAATGGATAATGTACTTCCGTCCGTAAAGGTAAAATCTGCATATTTCAGATAGTTACGGTTCCCACTATTCTGTTGTTCTTTAAATTCCGTTGATAAATTTCGCATATTTTACCTCTCGATAAAATCAAATTTAAGTCCTTCCATGCGCTCATTGCCTATCCACCAGCACTTAAAGGGTGATTCCCTGTCACCAACATAAAATGTTCTGGTTTCGTGCTTGTTCGCAGACAGCAAGTCTGGATATGTGACCTGTATGTACTCTGGATTTACTGCCTGTATAATTTTGCAAGCAGTGTCCCAATCTGGGCCATTCCAACCTACAGACAGCTTTCGTTTCTGTCCAACTCTATTTTTATGCATGGTCGTATCGTCTGTTCTGCCAGATTCTGCCGCCGATATATCCTGTAACCCCCATGTAAAAGAAGAAGGACAAGGCAATGCTACCCCATCCACTTTTAAAAATGCTTCTGCCATATGCTAACCCTCAGAAAGGGGGATATATCCCCCTTAATTTATTTAAAGTTTCATACTATAAAGAGAAAAATTCAAAAATTTGTCCTCATTTTTGGCAACAAAAAAGCGCCTACCCCGAAAGGTAAACGCTTTAAAATTTGCTTATTATGATTTTATATTATAACATACGGTGAAAGTATCATTCAGTATACTTCGGTATCATTTGTTCCCAATAATCTTTTTGAAACTATCATTTTTTTCTTTAGATGGGTTTTCCTAAGTCCAGTTAGCCCCTGAACAGTAATGAAGTCAAGCATTATTTTAACTTTTTTCAAAATAAAAAGGCTAGAGATTTCTCCCTAGCCTAATTTTATCAGTTAATGTATTCAACATCTATGCTTGGCAATGTTACTTGTTTCCCAAGAAGTGTTGTAGAATTTAATGTTCCGCTACAAGTTCCGTATACGGTTACCCAATCTCCTTCTAGGTAATGTGTTTCGCCATCCTCATAGCTATATGAACAATCCCATTTATTACCGTTTCCGTCAACAATATACAACGTATATCCACCGAATATTCCTTCTAATGACTGATCTATTGTTCCAGAGACAATACAATGTTTTTTATCGTAACTGTCAGGATTTCTCAATATATCATTATAGTCCAATGTTTGGCAAAGTGCCTTGTATTCGTCCTCTGAAACTTCTTTTGAATTAGCAACTTCTTCTGTCACTACAAAATACTGTGATAAACTATCATCTGAAACATCCTTTTTATAGCTTTTAGCTTCATCACCTTTTGCAAATACCATACAATTCTCTAAATTTATGGAATCTCCCATAAATCCCCATGAATCTACATTTGATACTGTTCCAAGAATAGCAACCACATCATCATCTTTAAGACCGCTTTCATATTTTGCATACAATTTACTATCAGATACATTAAAATTACTCATCATATATTTATCACCAATAGTAACTTGCACCTTATTGTCTTTAATCTCACTTATTGTTGATACAGTATAAATTTTAGCTCCGCTCATATTGACTGCATATTTATATAAATCGCTGTCAGTGATATAAGAATATTCACCAGAATTAAATGTTTGTAATTCATCATCAAAAGTAATTGGAGCCACATTCTGTTTTTTCTCTTCTACTGTAGGAGTTGCTTTTCTTTGGTAACTACTGGATTTTTCCGTCTGTGTTTTGGATGTATCTGCTGTTTTCTCTGTTTTAGATGAATACCAGCCAATTAGAATAAACACAAGGCAGATAAAACCAAAATAGTTTGCGCATCCCCCTTTTTTCTTTTTCTTGGTAGCTGTCGGCTTTGTTGTGTACTGTGGTTTTGGTGCAGAATATGTTTTAGGTTTTTCGATATTCTCAATAGTTGTTCTGGCCTTGTTTGCTTCGCCCCTGTCGCAATTATCCATTACACTCTTGTCTAGCATATACCATTCAACAACATATTGTTTTTTGAAGTACCGCTCCGCAATCTCTGTTGTAAATTCTTTTGCCTGTTCATATGCGGAAGAGCCTGTTGATAAGCAAATTTTGAAAGGCTTTGCGTATTTCGGAATTGAAAAAGCAACTTTCAACTGTACTCTCCCTAAATCGTCTGGTTCTTCTTTATCATAATTCAATACAAAATCCATAGGATTTGCTTCAAGTAACAAATTTCCTTTGTAGTAAACCTCAATATTCGCTTTTGAAGCCTTGATTCTCATGGAATCTAACATCTCAATGTCGTATTCCTTTTGCTTCTGTGGCGGTTCCTGTGTTACATTTCCCTGTGTTATCGGGAATCCACAGTTCGGGCAACTTGCCGCTTTATCACTTATTTCCTTTCCGCATTCTGGACATTTAATCAGTGCCATAAATATCCCCCTCCTTAGTATGATACCCATATTGTACCACCTTGGGACGTATTCTGGAAGCCCTATTTCGCTTTTCTATCAATTTCCGCAGTCACAGCAAACAAAAGAGCTTCGGCAAATTTTGCTCCGACCGAATCAGCGTATTTATCGTGAATCCGGTTTGCTTCCATGGTGAGATTTTCCCACTTCGGGATATCGTCCTTTGAGATAAAGGCATACTTCTTGTGGAGATTCCATATTTCTTGCCAGATGGAAAAGTAAGTCTGTTTAAAGTCCATCAATACCACTTCTCCTTCAGCTTATTAATCGGTGTTCCGGAAACTCCGGCACTTTCTCCGCTATCTGTTGCCTTAAAGTATGCACCTGTAATCTGAGGGTACATAAATTCAAACATGAGATAATTTGCTGCATCGCAAAGATATTCTGTGTTCCCAGTCTCACGATACTTTTTGATGCACATATCGTGGGATTCCAAGGCGTTTACCAACTTCTCACCGAAATTATCCTTTGCCGTGCCATATTTGTAAAAGCTTACCTCAACCCTATTCTGTCGTAATTTATCGAAACGGTCTGAATATTCTGTTGGAAGTTCTGTTCCTATTTGGCTCATATGTTTTAATTCTCCACAATTAATTAATTTCTTTTATCAAAATTCAATTTTCTTGGCTTGTTCCTATATTTTATCGGGTGAGAGGTTTTGAAACGGATTTGGTTATTTTATCGCAGTAATTCTTTGTCAATAATCTGGAAATTCGCCCTGTGGATATAAAGAGCTTTTCCGTCAATCATTAACTTTGTCATTTTAGGTAGATCATCCGGTATTTTCCAGAACACCTCGTCACCAGAATATGCGGCTATTGGCTGTCCAAGTTGGGATTTGATTACTACAACCCTGGATTTCCCGAAATAATTTTTATAATAATTCACAATCCCGGCTATGTATGTGTTCTCTGAAATCTTCCCGGTTGAATGGCTAATTATATTCTCCTGTGTAAAATCAACCTCTGGCTTCAATCCTTTTTGCTCAAAAATACAAGTATCACCACAGCTTTCAATTTCTTTACCGTCAATCAGAATTGTAATAACGGAAGATACGTCATAGCTTGTTGTTTCGTTACCCTCACTATCGTAGCCCTTGGATTTGGTTTTATTCCCGGCAATGTTGATCTTGTCCCCAGTAGTAGTCATAACCTTTTGACCGTAGTTGTCGTATGTATAGATTGTGTAGCTGTTACCGGAAAGATTTCCTTTCACGTCATTCATGTAATCGTCATTCGCTGCACAGCCTGTTAGCCATGTGATAATGCAAATACAGATAATGGTTGCCAGTAGTGCTTTGATTCTTTTCATGGTTTTTGTCCTCCCTCATATGTCTCATAATCAATCGTTCCCAGATCACCATACACATCTGGATAATAAATTCCAACCCAGAAGTTATCCTCCATTGCTTTGTAGTAAGTTACTTTTACATTCCATCTCTGTACCTCGTCAATAATTTCTTTGTTGAGAAGTCCGAATTGATCTCGGCAAGCTTCATTTTCCAGTTTATAAGTCAATGCTTTGTATTTCTCGGCATTTGCCTGTCTGGTGGCGGTAATATTAGTTTGAGTGATAAGTAAAATCAATCCAAATACCAGGAACCATATTGCACTGATGAAGGAAATTACCACGCCAAAAGACAATATAAATCCACTCACATTTGAATACTCATATTTGTAGCTTAAAGATTCGCCTATTCTATTTGCAATCAGCATAACAACGCCGACTGTAAAAATGATTATTGATAGCCAAAATATCATAGTGTGTCCTCCCTGTCCCATTCTGTGTCAGATTTATCTGACATAATAATATCGTTAGATATTATTCAAAATATAATTCTTTCTCTTTTTCTTAATCTAAATCTATATCTAAATCTATATCTAAATCTATATCTAAATCTATATCTAAATCTATATCTAAATCTAAACCTTTATCTAAACCTTAATCTGAGTGCGTCTACTATGCGTCTTTTGTGCGTCTAAAAAAATAAGAACTCTAAATTCGTCATTTTTATATTATATTTCACCAAAATTCAACTTGTAAAAATACATATTTTCTCTGTTATGCTGATTTTTACAGATTTTTGTGTCGAAATAAAATTCTTATTTATTTCTTATTTAACGCTTATTTTTTCTTATTTGATGCAAAATAAAAAATTATTTTAACTTAAATTAAAACTTGTTTTTCCTTATTTGCTCCCTATTTAATGCTTATTTACTATCATTAATAGTAAAATAAGGTCTTATTTGAGCAATTTAATTTTCAGATAAAGCCTTATTTTACCGAAATTAATTATTCAAACAAGCTAAATACGTCTTTGCAAAATTCCTCATAGTCGGTATTCCCGACCAGTGGCATTTTATTTCTCAGCTTTTCCATTGCTTTAAAAAACTTGACTTGATCTTTGTTCCAGATTTTACAGGAAACAAGAAGATACTTCTCTTCTGTATGTCCATATTCTTTTCCAAAATTCACCCGAATTTTCTCATTCTTAAAAAGTTGGTCTGCCAGATACTCTTCTGTATCTGCAAAAATGTATTCACTGCGGAATAAATGCTTTTGGATTAAGATGTAATTTTTATATGACATGATATTCCTCCCTGTGAAAAATGTTCCATTTTAAATCGAACCTTTCCAGACCTCATTTTAAATGCGGGCTGTCTAAAAATTCAAAATCATGCGGCAATTTTATTAATTCCTTTATTCAGAATAAATTCTTTTATTTCGTTATATCCCCAGCCATATCCGACTAATGCGCTCACAAGCATTTCTGCATTCTGGATTTTCACCAAATCTTCTTCTGAAAAATAATCTCTCATACTTTCTTTTTTTGTGATTCCGAATTCCTCTCTTAGTTGCTTGGCGTTTTTACCAAATATGGACTTGTAAATAACGTCCGTATATGTAGAATAGGCATGTCCGTGCATTCTTTCATTTTCAGAAGATTGCTGGATTGCCTTTGTCAATGCCTGTCTTACTGCTATTCCTTTAGCTCGTTCAAGTTCTGCTGCACGCTGCTTTTTAAAAGCAATTTTTAAGGATTGTTCGCAACCAATAAAATAGTTTCTTGCTTGTTCTCCTCTTTCAGATTTTGATAGCATTGAAAGTTTTTGGCGAAATGGGCAGTTATCTTATAATCAACAGTTTTATTACCCTCGACATAAATGTCGAACCCCCAATAGTCTTCATTTTCTACCGCAAATGAATTGTCGATAATATTTGTTTTCGCCCATCTTGAAAATTGTCCCTGTGCAAGTCCTAAAAATGAATATAGTTTTCTTGCAGTAGTCATGCCTTCTTCGTCAATCCCAAGTGCAATCTCAATAGGTGTCTGTTCGCTTGTTACTAAAACTTCATTTCCCATTCTTCCATTCCTCCTTATATTGATGGATAAAATAAAAAAGAGCCGCCAAGTAAGATAAAAATTCCTCAAAATCGAGAAATATTAATTTCTTCTTAGCGGCTCAAAAATCAAGACCGTGTGTACTTCTTCATTGAAGAAATTATACCACACAATCAGTCAAAAATCAATATGCCGGGGACGGTTTGAAACGGCTATCCGTATCGTTCTGGGCTTTTGTTACTGCTTTCGCAATCTCGCTTCCGTCCAGAATAATGCTGTTCATAATGTACTGCGGATTCTTGTTTCCGCTGTTCATACTCATTGCCATTGCAACTCCCTGGGCTACTGCTTTTGCCATTTCTTCTTTTGTAAGTCCCATGCTTCCGTCCGAACTGGAAACAATGCTGTCTGCAATCTTCTTCATGGTTCGTGGATTTTCCAGCGGAAGGACGGCTTCAGAACCGGCTTCACCGATACCGATTACCTGTGCGCCGTTGAAAAGACCACCTTTGGCGTACCAATTAGGCTTATAAACTGGTGTAGAACTGGTTTTTCCGTTTCCGAGGTTATGCTTTCTCCATTCAGAGATTCGATATGTTAATGTTGGTAGATGAACTTGTTTCATACCATTGGCGAAAGATTGTGCAGTTTCCCGACCCATTGATGTTAAATCATTTTTGAACAGACTTGTGATATAATCTGAAATACCAGATAAGTTAGATTCTGTATAAGTCTTCATGTTTTCAGTTTCTGTATCAACCTTGCCAGAAGCCTTTTCCCAAATTTGGTTTGTATTGATAAGAACAGAAGACCAATAACTTTGAATGGTGGTCATAACCTTACCCATTATATCTTTGGTATCGGTGTCCATGGTTCCGAGGGCTGTCGATACAGCACTTGCAGAATTTCCCCAATTGGTTTTAGAGTTGGTTTCAACATCATCATTCGTGTTCTTTATCTTCGACCAAATGGAAGGCATTGTGCTTTCTGTGCTTTTTTTCATTCCAGCCATTGCAGTGCTTACGGCAGTATTGGCGAGACCAAAGCCAGTTTTTGTCTTGGATGATACGGATTCGGATGCTGTTGCAACTGATTTGCTCATTGTTGATGAAGCTTTCGGAACATCTTCTGAAAAAGCTTTTATAACTTTTCTTGTGTCAATTCCCATCTCTGCCATTTTATCCATCAATGCTTGGAATGCGGCTCTAGCTGTTGCACCAGATGATTCTTGCTGTTGAAGGACAGTGCTTAATTCATCAAACTGCGATGGAGTGATTACTGCTTGATCTGAAAGTCTTTCCAGTGCAGATTTCGCATTATCAAATTCTGTCCCCATCGTACCGATATATTCATTAATATTGCTTACATGAGAATTTGTGGCGGTATCGGATTCTTCCATTGCTTGTTTTAATGCTTGCTTAAATGTATCAGAAGAAATTCCAAGATTTTCAAGTGATGTTTCTACGGTTTGGAGCTGTCCATCAAAATCAAATGCATTATCTTTCACATTTTTTAAATCACCGCCAAGTCCGATAAGTTTATCGCCAGAGATTCCAGTTTGGTCTTCGATGATTTTCAATGCTTTTCTAACAACTTCAAAATCGTTGAATGCGTCAGCTGTGGAATCTTTAAAGTCCATAGCTTTTTTTACCTGTCCAAGACCTTCCACGACAAATGCAGTCGCACCCAAATTGGTTGCGTATCCCCAAAATCCTTGGAATTGTCCACCAGCTGTTTGTGCGACATCACCGAGATTTTTTATCTTTTCTGCAAGTGTAGTAAACCCGCCATTTCCTGCTGCTTCTGCTTCATCTCCCAAATCTTTTATTGCTTCTTTTGCTCCACTTGTGCCATCTCCAAGGACATCTGCTAATTTTTCAGCAATCATTTTAGCATTTTCTTTGGCAATAATTTTTTCACCAATGTGATCAATAAGGTTCCATGCAAGTTCTCCAATCCCACTTACTTTAAGAACATTTACAGCAAGAAAGGCTTTTCCAAGAATATCAACAAGACTTCCTACAAGCGGATGGTCTTCTTTTAATCCGTCCACCAATCCGTTAAAGGCACTTGATAAACCACCAAGAATCAAATCAGCTGCGGTACTAAGGATTTCACCCCATGGCAATCCACCAAGGAATGTTCCAACTCCTTGTCCGAACTCATAGAAAGTGTCTTTTGTAAGCGTATTTTTCAACGCCGTACACAGGTGAGATATGAAATCTCCAAGTGCTTGTCCATTTTCTTTCCAGTTTGTTTTTTTCAAGAAAGTAGAAATTCCCTCTGTGATATTATTAGTAAGTTCATCCCAGTTTACAGTTTTGGTAAACGCAGCCAAGCTTCTAAACGCTCCATTTAGAATTCCAGATAAAGAATCTGCAATATCCTTCATGGAAATTTTGGACACAGCGCCATTTAAAGCTTTTCCAAGTGAACTACCAAGCTTATCCCAACCAGTTACACCAGCGCCGTCCTCTTCTGACATACGTTTTACAAATCCAGATAGCATTTTCCAGGAAATCATAAACTTATTTCCAAGCAATTCACCCAGATTAGTCCAGTTGATTTCATCCAGTGCGCCGATTAACCCATCACCAATATTTCTGCCGATTAATCCAAAATCAATACCGCCATCACCAATAAGCTGATTAAGAGTATTTACAGCTGTGTTGATTCCCGTCCCGATAGTTCTTCCAAGCAAGTCAAAATCAAGTCTGGTATTTAATGAATTGAATGCTCTTGTAAATGCGTCTGTAAACTCAGTTATTTTCGGGGCAACATTTTTCCAGTTAATAACCTCATACACCTTGCTCATTCCGAGATTAAGCATATCGGCAATAGTAGTTCCTACACCCTCCCAGTCTTTCGCCAGGAATGCTTTTCTAATTTTGGAAGCCCATTTGTTAATAGGTGTTTCATCGACAGTCAAAACTTCGTCCAAGGAATCTTGTATTCCTGCAAAGCTATCAGCCAAATCGCCAAGTCCAGAACCAAGGCTTTTAGATGCGGTTCCAGAATTATCAGAATTATCGGTAAGCTGATTTAATTGGTCGAATGGTAATACAGAAAGTGCCTTTTTCAGTTTCTTAGCAGATGATGTAGCGTCATCAAGTCCAGAAGATGCGTCATCACCAGCTGTTTCTATACCACCTAAATTAGATACGATATCACTAACTCCACTCTGCGAACCTTTTAGTTTCTTCCCCATCAATACGTACATGAAGTTACGGAACACATTCGCAGCTTGCATAAGTTTTGACATAAGCGCATTGAGAGCTTGAATAGCAGGAAGAATGCCAGCAATCAAACCTTGCCCGATTACTGCGGAAAGTGACTGGAAGTTCAGAGTGAGTAAACGAACCTGGTTCGCCCAGGTGCCGCTTGTCCTGGCGAAATCCCCTTGCACATCTCCTGTAACTGACATTAAATAGTTGTATCGAAGAGCAACTTTTTCAGCTTGGGACATTGCATTATAAGATGTTGTAATTCCCCTTGAAAGGGCGTAAGCTTCCATGTTTGCAACGGATAAATTAATGCCCAATTGTCTCAAAGGTTCAATTTCCCCGGAAATTCCAGAGCGTATTTTCTGAAAAGCAGTATCTGTATCAATGTTGTAAAATGATGCAATATCCCCGGCTAATCCAGCAAGAGAAATTGACATTTTAGAAGCTGCATCTTGCGCAACACCAGATGATTTCATCATTGCCATCATGGTTCCAGAATATTGCTTTGCCGCCAATTCTGATAATCCAAATTGTTCTTTTGCTGTGGATGCAAATTGATAAGCTTTATCAGACATGCTGCCAAACGCAACATCTACAACGTTTTCAACCTCTGTAATTTGAGAGCCTAAATCAACTGCGCTTCTTCCAAAGTCAACAAGACCTTGGATTGCCTTAAATCCAATTGCAGTTTTAAAGAGTGCGCTCAGATTAAAGGATGCAGTTTTCAGTCCAGAGCTACCGCTTCCAAGACGCTGAAACCAACCAATGATAGTTTTTATGCCACCACCAATTTTAGAAGCAGTTTTACTTACAAGATTTCCAAGACTCAATGTACCAGATGATAATTTTGAAAAAGCACTGGATATGGAATTTGTTGCAGTATTCACCTTGCCGCCAGCACTTGCCAACTGCGCCAGTGCTTCCGTCATGCGGATGGTATTCTCACTGATTTTTGGAGCATGTTCCATTACTTTGAAAAACTTCTTTGTTTCTTGCGCCAGATTTTGCAATTGTCCAGCGGTCTGGCTAGTCTTGTTTCCAGCACTTGCCAGTCTTCCGATGGATTGTACAAATAAATTAGTTGGTTCGGAAACATCCCCCACTCTGGACAGCGTTTTTATCACAGATTTTAATTGTTTTCCAAGCCCAGGAAGTGCAACTTCTACCTGTTTTGCCTTATCACCAGCATTTACAAGTTTCTGTAAAGAAGAAACAAAACGGTTGGTGCTGGAAGATACATCTGGGAGATCAGAAAAGCTTTTCATGGAATTTGCAATTTTATCCAAAGTGGTTGTGTCAAAATTATCCGTTTTGACTTCCATTAGCCTTTTGACTGCATTAATTCCTTGGATTACTTTTGAACCACTAAAATCAACAGTATTAAGAACAGACATAGAGTGTGCCACTTTCTGTATACTGTTAATTGTTTGCTGTGCATTTGAAGAATCAACTTTTCCAAGCTTTTCAATAGCTTTTGTTACTGAATTAATATTTTTAGTATCTATTTTGGGTACAGAAATATTCTGTAAACCGCTGATAGACAATAAACCAGACGCAAAATCTTTAAGTGATTTCCCGCTTCCATCCAATGCTGAAAAATTTACACGTGATATGCTGGTGAGTTGCTTTGTAAGACCACCAAGATTAGGTAAGGAAACTCTAACACCATTTAATGTTTTTATGGATGCAGATACTCTTCCTATTTCTCTGGCATAATGGCGCAATCCACCTGTATTCAGATTCTTAAATGAACTGTTTACGTTCAAAAGTTTTCTTGATAAGTTCTCAAGTGACCGAACAGCTTTTGCCGTACTACTTCTAACCTGTAAATCAAGGGTATCAATGGTGTTATCCGCCATTTTCAATTTCCCTCCTTTTTGCATAAAAAAATAAAGGGCAGACAAGACTAATCATCCTGCCTGCCCTCTTCGTTACCTATCTCGTCAAGTTTCGCATTTGCTTGTTTTACAAGAAGCTCAAAGTATCTTTCTTCTTGCTTTAATTCCTCTTCTGTTTTTTCATCATAAATCTTTTCTGGAAGCAATTCTTTTTTATCATCACTTCCAAATGGCTTTTTTGGGTATGAAACCTTGGAAGAAAGTGCACTTGCTATAGCAATTTGAACATACGCACCAGAAACCCAGGATTGATAATCAATCAATTTGCTCTTCTGATTAATTTCATCTTCTTTTTGGTTTCTCCAAGCTTTTAATCGAAGTTGAAACTCTTTTATGGTGCAATGCAAAAAATCACGTTTACTCATGCCAATTCTTACAGCTTCTGGATAAAGTTCACCCCAAATTACTTCTCGGTAGCTTTTTTCTGCGGATTTACTGATTTCTTCTTTGTTTTGGAACTCTTGAACACTTCGTCCAGAAATGTCCCGATTCCGGTCAGATTGAAAAAATCATCTTCCTCCATCTGTTCAATGCAAAGTTCAAGAACTCCGTAGAAATTTCCAGTTTCATCACCAGAATGTTCGCGAAGATAACTTGCAAGAAGTCTTTTAGCTGCCGCAATGTTTGGAACTTTCCCATCTCCATCTGGATGATCTCCGTGATGTTCCATGAGTCCGGCATAAAATACTGTAAGTGTAGTCTGTGGAATATTGGAAACTCCGGCTATAATTTTAGAAACATCTTTTTCATCAGATGCCAGTGCGAGTGAAGAAAATAATTCAGCTGTTCCTTTAACACAATCAGCATATAGAGATGCCTCAATTGTGTATTCTAGTTTATAGTCATTTCCACCAATAGTTAATGTTTTATACATGGCCTATCCTCCCAATAATAATTACTCTTCCTCTGTTGGCTTAATCGCGGTATCAGCACCAACATACTCATTGATAGTCAGAGACATGGAAACTGTAAGAAGTCCGTTCTGGTCTCTGGCTGGTTTTGGAATCTTTGTTGGTGGCTCAATTTTGGTAAAAAATGCCTTTTGAAGAGAAGGGAAATACTCTTCATACCACATTGATAAGCCAGATGCCTTTCCAGTTTTGTATGCAGCAATAAGTTTTTCCCACTCATCAATTGTTTCGTCTGTAACGTTTACTGTTACATTGAATGTTCCACCTGTAGAACCACGTCCAGCAATTGTTCTTTCAATTTCGTCTTCCAGTGCAGACGCATCAATCGTCTCTACATCAATGGTAATTTCGTCAGAAGCGTTGATTCTGTGAAGCATTATAAATTTTGCAGGCTTAGTACCAGCCATTGTTTCAATGGCATATCCAGTAAGAGAACCAACTGTAGATACACCAGCAATATTGCCTTTTTCTGCCATTGCTATATCTCCTTTTCTTTCTATCAAACTATAAACTGGCTCTATGACTCTCTTGCACGTAACCCTGTGCCGGGAGATAGCGGATCACCGCCTTTCTACTCTTCTTTGTCTGTTTTCAGTTCTGGTAATCCTGCTACAGATGTAAGCAGTGATAAAAAGCCGGAAAGTAAAGACGCGGATAGAACCATTTTCCAGTCAACACTGCCAATTACAGTTGCGGTTCCGATGGTTGCTACCGCTGTTTGTGCGACTGTTTTTACAGCTCTAATTCCTGCGGCTTTCAGCCAAAGTAATTTATCTGCTTTCATTCGGCATTCTCCTTTCATATTTTTTGGTAAAAAAATAGAAGCATTTCTGCTCCTAATCTAATAAAGTTCCTGTATATATCCGGCTGTATCGACTCACAAGTTTTTTGATTCCACTGTCACCAAAAAACATAGGCTCCGGGCCGTATGTACGGCGGAATCCCATGCTCACCATAGTTTTGTGGCTTATCTTGTCCAATTCATACACTCTGGTTAGTGCTTTGCTCCCAGAGGTGAAACAATTTACTTGAAATGATGGCATTGTTGCGCATTCATCCCCTTCAAGGTCACCTCTCGTAATTGGATTTCCGAGCATATAAAGCTGTGCATATGCCTTTTTTCCGGAAGCATTTGTTTCACTCCCATCCATGGAATAATTGTCTGCGCCAGTAATCTTAGAAACAGCCGCTCCCCACCTTGAAAAAACTTCCAATACAGGAGATTCTATTGTGCCCGGCATATCTTTCACCACCTCACAATAAAAAATGCGCCCACTTTTAAAGTGAACGCATTGCATTTTATGCTACAATTTAACACTGTAATTATAACATAATTGGTTGGTATCATTCAGTATACTTTAGTATCATCTTTAAGAGGAGAATACCTCTTTGGCAATTTTGCGGATATTCTGAATGATTTCTACACTGGCTTTATACATTGGCATTGTGGCTTCTGTACCGTAAGAGCGAACCCATTCTCCAGAATCAGAAACATATACCCAGGAATCGTTTTTTCCTTTTCCTTGTCCGTAAGAACCGATTGTATAACCAAATTCTTCTCCTTTTGGATGCGGACTAGAACCTGCTGTGCCATTGTAGTGAATACCTGCACCGAACTCTATAAACAAAAGGTCTATTCCTTCGCATATTAAATGGGCTTCTGCATAGTTTCCAAAACTGTTAATTTTGATGTAAGTATTATGGTTCTTATCGGAATCGCCTTGTGCTGCTAAAATATTTTGATTAATGACTGGAATCCCTAATTCACATAATCTTTTTATGAAGATTTCATTTTTGCTCCTTAAAGATTTTTGATATTTTTTTATTTCATCAATAGCTTTTTGAATTGATTTTTGTGATAAGGTACATTTTATTGTCTTACCCATCCTCATTTCCTCTCTTGGAAATTCCGTATCTGGCAATATTGCCTTTTTTTGTGTCTAAAATCTTCTTTAGTGTGTAGTCTGGCAATACTGTAGGTTCTCTATCTTCGTTCAAAATAAGGCTTCCATCCTCACTTATTTGTGGGATTCTGTCTATCCAAAATATGTCCGCTTCCTGTGGATGAAAATTTCGATTAAAGCTTGTAATGTACCTGTCATAATCCGGCACTATTCCGGCTGCGATTTCTTCTGGTGTTCCGGCTGTAGATGATACGGAAAAAGAAAATAGAACTGGTTTCTCATAAACCTTAATGCGGTCTAATCCTTTTGTTTTTTCAGATATTCGTGACCAATATACTTTTTGTTTTTGACGGACTAATCCTCTCATAGAAATTACCTGCTTATATAATCTGTAAATTTGTCATTTATTCAGTGATTTCCTTCATTCCAGATTGAATCAGAATATCCTTCACCTTTTCTTTTAAGAGACGTGGAACCCTTGCATACATTTTCTTTGCGCCCTCTACTGTTTCCTGATTCATAATTTCCTGTGCCCATAACATTGCCATCATTCTAATACCATCCTTTCCTGCGCATAGCAAAAATAAATTGATTAATAATTTACGCATAAACCGCCTCTGACATTTCCAGCAGGCAGGAAGTCAACATCTTGATCGTTTTCTCCTGCTCCTGAACCTTTTGCTCCAATGTCTTTTCTTTCTGTGGTTCATATTCCAGATATTTTTCTGGGTTCTTTTCCACAGATTCACGGTTTATATTTTCCACTTTTTCCCGGAATTGGTGGAAATCATACTCCCAGAACGTATCTGTTACAGTAATATACTGTTCTTTTTCCAACATCTGCTGATTTTCTTCTGTGACTTCCTTCCCGTTAAGGCATATTGTCACATCAACCATTCCGTTATCAAGCGGTTGCCAGCTGAACACTGGCTGTTCTGTTGTGAATCTTGCTTTCAATGCTTACCCTCCTTTTTGCGTATTTCATTAGTTGTTCTATTCCATACTTCCCTTTGAAGTGATCGGAATCTGAATTTTTGAACCAGCCAAAATACGAAACACAACGGCATGCCAGATCTATTGGTATCTCCATATGGTGCTGTATTTGTTTTCTTAATCTCAGATATGACCGTCTTGCCCTGATGAATATACTCCGGCGAACTTCTGTGTGATCTCTGTATATTTTGTAGCCCATCATATCAATGCAATCTCCATGATGCTTTCCGTCTTTGCCGATATAGTCAACCTGGAACAGTTTCCAGTTTGGTTTTATCTCCAGGCCCAGCTCATCTCTAAGAAATCGAATCAGCATGAGCATGGCCTTTTTGACGTCTGCTTTTCGTGATCCCAAAATTAAAATGTCATCCATATAAAAGATAATTTTGTAAAACAACCTTGTCCGTTTCTCCTGTCCACGTCTTCTCTGCATCTTAAATAGTTTTTGTTGCGCATAATGATAGGCAAAACTAAGATAGTAATTGCATAACCACTGGCTCAGATAAGAGCCGATGGATAGCCCTTGTTTGTATGATGATATCAATTTCTCCACCAAATAAAGCAGGTCGTCATTTTTAACCTGCTTTCTCAGAAAACTCATGAGTTTTACTGTGTTAATGGATGGATAACAATGCCGCACATCTGCTTTGGCTCCTGATCTTGTTTTATCCGGGTTCTTCCGGATCCATTTTTCTATTGCGTTCTTTCCGTATACCTGGCCACGCCCTGGTACACTGGCACATTGATATTTCCCTATCTTTCTTTCAAATAATTCTTTTAGAGCATTGACAGCCACATAGTTGTAAATCTGCTGTTTTATGCTCTCCACGCCTATCTCTCTGAGTTTTCCAGAGTTCCCATCATATCTCATGGAGTAGTGTATTTCCGGGAAATGAACATCACGCTCTTTAATTTCCCTTGTCAGGTTTTCCGCTGCTCTTTCCAGTAATAGGTTCACGTTGCCTCTATTTTCCTGGATTAATCCGCTTACAGCCCTGACTGACATCGGTTTTCCGGTCTGATATCCAGCCAGGAATCCTGCCACGTCACGCCGTTTCCATTTGTCTGAAAAACATTCCATCATACAAGCTATAATCCAATCTTTATCAAGTTGTATATTTTTACAATATCGTTTCAATTTCTATCCTCGTTTCTTGATACAGGAGTTTCCGGTTTTTCTACTCACTCCGCATCATGGCCTACTGCGCCATGTGCCCGTCCAGTCAGGCTCCTTGTCTCCCAGCTGGGCGGTGTGGCTTCAATCGTATTTTGGGGATATGCCCCACGCACCTGCTTTCAGGTGACTCCGTTCCTGCGGAGCGAAATGTAACGCTGAATCCAAATATTTTCAAGAAAATCCAGAGACGATATTCCAGTTCGTGTTCGTCAAGCCATTGTTCGCATTGAGAATCCAGAGGCCAGCATTCCCGCCATTGTTCAAATTGCCCAGCGAAAGCCGAAAGGAAAACGCCCGTTTAGCGTTACAAGTCCGTTATTTATTTATAAGGGGAAAGCCCCTCTGTCAGGCGGTCGCCTGCCATTCACCCCTGGTGCCGTTTGGAGAAACGCCAGAGACGATATACCAGTACGTGTTCGTCAAGCCACTGTCCGCACCGAGAATCCAGAGGCCAGCAACCCCGCCACCGCCCAAAAAGCCCAGCGAAAGCCATTCTCTCTGTCCGGATGCACTTGTGTCTGTATACACTCCATCAGCAAACCCAGTCGATGTTCCTCCGCCTACTTTCGTAGGTATCATAATTCCGAGGTTTGGGTCTGTTGTTTCTCCTGTGATATATTCCCAGGATGCATTTGTGTACGCTACCTGTGCGATAGCCTTTTTATAGCTTTCGCGTATCGTTGTAATATCACTCGTTAGTGTACTTGCATCTTCGCATACGTAGACATCTCTGGCCGGATTCCCGTCTACACCTGTAACAATATCCATGACTACGTTTCCGAGGACTTCGTAGGCTCCGATGCAGGTCTCGATACCCTGAATTTTGTACGGGTATTTTCCACTGGTGTTGCTGTTCGGCGATCCATCCGAACCGGCTACCTCATCAGTTGCTCCACTATGCCATGGCATTGATGATATCCATGTGGTTAGTGTTGTGTCAAACGGTTCCGGTGCATCCACATATACCGCTGTATTACTCTCATCTACATCCTCGGTTTTTACAACTTTTACGCTATAAGCTTTGTTGTGTATGTATTTGTAGTATCGGTCTCTGTTTGTATTGGCTCCGATATCACCAATAGAAACGTAGGAGCCAACGGGGTAGTAAGTCGCCTGTGCTTTTGTCAGCACAACTCTCATTACTCCTGTTTCTTCTACCAGATTCTGATCCTGGTTGTTGTATGAGGTGCATCCAGCCATAACGCTCTGGCTGTGTGTGGTTGCGTATTTGATAATCATCATAAGCTGCCTGTAGAACAGATCCCAGCTCGTTGTGCCGCAATAATGTTTACCAAGTTTGTGCATGTAAGTAATCATTCCGGTGTAGCTGACCGGATTTCTCGCCTGTGTCGCTTGACTACCATTGGCTGGTGCCAGCCCTTTGGACGAGTACGGTACTCCATCAATATCTCCTGCCACATACTTGGCGTGGATCATAAATGGGCTGATTGTTCCGTCTGGATTAACGGATTCTTTCATCGGATACGGTGTCAGTTCTGTTTGGGTATCGGAATAATGATAGAGGATTGCATCTGCTGTATCTTCGATGCCAAACCATGCGCTCATCGTAACTTCTCCTACCTGCACTTTCCCATATTTCGAAAATCCGGTTTGTCCCTCCAAAACGTCTACATGGTTAAATCCGTCCTCGTCCACGGAAAAATTGCAGGTAAAATGATGGAATAAACCATACTGATCGTAATCATCCCTGCCCTCTTTCCTGCCTACAGATGGCTCTGCGACCATGTTCTCGTTGGCATTCATTTTCACACCGATTGGACTTGTGGATGTTTCGTATTTATAGATTTTTGTGGTAAACACTTTCCCGGTTCTTCTGAGCGCAAAATAATTGGATAATGCATTTTCAATATTTACCTCGTTTGCATTTAGAATTTCAGTTATTTTATTCAGTTTATCGCCTACGATCTTGGCATCCGCAGCCTTTCCGTATAAGCTCAGGGTATTGTCTGTTCCAGAAAGGTAGTTCGAATCATTTTCAAGATCGCTGACCTTTGTTGGAATTTTTGTATCTGCGGGCAACGCCCCCACTTCATCCGCTGTATATGTTGGCTTATTCTGCTGTTTTGCCCAATCTGCCAATTCGTTCGTTTTAATGTAAAGTGACATATCAATCGGAGCGCCCATGGTATCCCATACTACTCCGTTCCACGCAACATTCATTCCTGCTTCGCCATATATTGATTTCTGTTCAATATTGTACATGTCACCAATAGCTGGATTTAGTGGGAGTAAATCTGCTGTAGCGACTGTTCCTTTATATCTAACTGGATGATTCAGTTGTGATTCCATATCAGAAATCTGGCGTTTTAATATTGCATATACTTTTTTTGCTGTTAATGCCATACGCTTCTCCTTTACAACCTGTACCATGTGTCTGTAGGTTTGTGATACTCGTATAATTCAGAGGTATCAAGGCACAACGCCGAAGAACCGCTCTGTACATAATGTGGGAGCTTTGATACATCTTTTGAAAGTCCCTCGTAATCACGAACCATACCTTTTGCATCTGTACATACCCAACTGCCTAAATCAGGCAATTCATCACCTGGATTGTACTGAATGCCATCAAAAATAATTGTGTTTTCTGCTTTTGCCATTTACGCAATCATCCTTTCTGCCCCAATGGGAGCTACATATGTGAACTGGTTTCCTAAGATATCTCTGGCTGTGCCAATAACAAACTGTCCATAGTCTGCCAGAATATTGCATACAAATTCCTCTGCATCCACCCAATACCGTTTCTTAACCATACGATGAAGTTCTGGTAATAGACCATAGCTGAACATCACACAATGCCCTAACTCATGAATAAATACACGATTTAGAAGTTCTCCATGCAAGTTGCTTGCAATCGAAATTATCATTGTAGAGTAATCAGATACAGCAAGTGTGCGTTTTCCTGTGCGGTCAATCAAAACATTATCATGGGGAGAAACAAAGCGAACTCTCCATAAGTACCCGTTCATATAGAATTGTTTCAGCATGGTTTCTTACCATCCTTTCTACGAAAAAAGCCCCTGCCGCATTAATTCGCGACAAGGACTTAATTCATTTATTGCTCTAGTTCATCTGCTGTACAAGTCTGGTCAGGTCAGCTTTCATTGACTGTCTGAGCGTTGCATCTGCATCTGACCACATTTCCGTGAGATTACGAATAATATCTGATGTGTATTCTTTCATGGAATCATCCATTTTTCTCTTGGATTCAGTATCCTTAGAATCATGATAGTGTCTACGATTCTCATCGTATTTATCATAAGATTCTCCGTATCTGGACTTCTTCCAATTCATATTCATACCATCATTTTCCATATCACTACGATCTGGATGATATCCCATGCGGTACATATTGCGCTCAAATTCTGGATTGTTTAAATACTCATCCATCCAGTCATCATCCTGCATATACAGATACGGTCTATAGCCTTTTCTGGTTCCCCTACCTTTTGGAGCGAAACGCCCATTTGAATAGCGGTAACGGTCATATCCCATGCGTCCAAGATACTTTTCTTCCTGTTCGCATTCATCCATGGCTTCTACAATACGATAATCTTTATCAGCGCAAATCGCACATTTTACTGCTTCCATGCAGTCTTTCAAATCGTCCCAGTCTTGAGCACTAAGATTATCAAAGCCATGTGTTTTGGCTTTTTCCATAGCCCATTTTCCCATTTCCATTGCAACTTTAT